ATGGTCTCTGCCGAGAATGATCGCTTCATGCGTATCGCTGAAGTCACGCGAATTACCGCACTCAGCCGAAACACCATTTACAAGCGAATGAGGGAGGGGACATTTCCGAAGCAGGTGAGGCTTGGGCCAAACTCCGTCGCCTGGTTGCAGTCCGATATCTCCGCCTGGATGACCTCGGTGATGCCAGACAAATCAGAGGCCTCGTGAAGCTCACACCCTTCATCTGAAACAGACTGGGCCTGGCGCCAGGGCGTTAACATGGTGTAGCCGCCGCGGCACACAAACCGGCTATGCGCTCGCTGCACGAACGTAACGGGTCGCGGCGGCTCCTACCTCAAGCTTTTCATCACCTCTGCCCGTCTGGCATCTATGTATTCGGCAAGGTCACCAATATGCACACCACGCGCTGCCTTCTGGCTCTTCTCGATGGAAATTAGTGGTAGCCGGATTTCGCCGCGCGCGATCTTACCCTTCAACTTCTCAATAGAGAGATGTGGAAAGTAGTCAGAACAGACCCGCTCTAAGGGAATCACCACCATCCCGTCATACTGAGCGAGAAGCAGAAAGGTAGTTTTCAACGAACCTCCCCAGCTCTATTTCTTTCCCGTCACAAGCCGGAGAGCGTCCTCAAACGCCGTCCGAGACGCTTCAGCTGCGAGTCGCTCATGATCTCTGACAGCCTTCTTAGATAAGGCTGCCGGCGCCTTCTGGATGGCGTTAGCTGCAATGTAGGCATCGGCCCAGGCATCCAGTTCGTACCGGTCAAACCCAACGCCTTGGGCGCCAATCGGAAACTCTGCGACAAACGGCCTGACCGTTTTATTGAACTCTTCTCTACACATACCCAAATAACCAGGCGCATCACGGTGCCTGAGGATTTTCGGCAGTATCTGGTCGCGTCTCATGATCGGTGTGCTCGGCCGCCTGTGGTCTAGCTCAGGCTAACAGCCCCACCTCGGGTGAATTCACCTAAGTGACAATCGGCTTTGGAGCACGAGGTCAAAATCTGACTCTGGGCGGCAGGTAACCCTTCGCCGGCAGGTCCCCATAGATGGGTTACAACTTCGATGGGAGGGGGGTTGTGTATAGCCATTGTTTAAGTGATCCGGAGGGGGTCGTGTATAGCCGGGAACCACTCCCCCGAAACGGTGGGGTGGCGTTTCAACACCCAATGACCTTAGCTGATCGCCGGAGGGTGTTGCGATGACAGCAACGCCTTGCCAGATGCCGGAAAGTTTACCGGTATCTACAGCCCCATCTGCCTGATGATCCTGCGCGGTTCCATCCCATCGCGAAGCGCCCGGCTGGCGTCCATGGTCATCTGGTCGAGCGCCTTGCTCTCGAATGCCTCGGCCATGGCAGCGGCCTTCCTGACGATCAGTAGTGCCAGCTCTGGCGGGAACTGGACCGGCTCCGGTTGGGGTAGGTAGTCGCAGTCGATAACGGACATGTCGCAGCCCTCGATGTGATGATGCTCAACGTGGCGAGCTTGGCACCGGATTATCTGATAACTACCCTGCATCCGGGTAGTTTGTACCAGACCCACCAAGCCACCTGTTCCGGCCTGCTGTCAGTGTGCTGCTCTCCCACCTAGTCAGCCAACTCTGCCGAGCAGCAGAATTGATAATCGAGTCGATCGAAATTGGTAGTTTCGCCGCGGTCAACATCAGGGCTATTTCACGCTGGCAAAAGTCGGCGGAGGTCGGCGCTTTCGCCCAGGTGTCACTGGCTTGTGAAGTCCGCTCTCACACTCTCGCAAGAACTCCCTGACGGTACTGACCCGCCAGCAAATCCTGCGGCCCTGCTTGAACGATGGCGGAAGCCAGGCCGCCCCCGCCTGCATCGCACTTCTGATTGCCGACTCTGATCGGCAGAGCAGTATGGCAAGCTCTGGGACGTGGATAACTTCGGGCTCCATATCCGACTCCTTACGCATTCCGGGGCCCTCTCTTGAGGGTGGTTCCAGATCAGGCTACCACTGACAAATCGTTGGGCGTTCTGAAGCGACGGTCGGGACTAGCATGCGCTTTGGCTCGAAGAGGCCCGATCGGCCAAGCCCACATCCCGCTAGCCAGAGTGTCAGGAGCTGGCACTTTCTTGTCCCTGACAAGCCTGGCATGTCAGGTTTTGTCAGGTTCTGGACCATCCGGTTTCTCTTGACGAGCAAGCCCGGAAATTCTTGACGCCCTCCGCTCCCACAGGTCGGCCAGAATCAGCGCCAGCCCTTGTGCAGAAGGGGTTACAGACGATCCTGCTGAAGCGCCAGCGGCTGAATCCGTCAAGGCCCTGTCAAAGATTCCGTCAAGGCCTGTCAAGAATTTCGCCGCCCCTGGCCATTCTGGACGAGTAGACGCCGGTCGATGGTGGCCAGCCTCCCGCGCATCAGGTAAATCACCGTTCCCACGGCATTCCATCTGCTGGTGCTGGTCCTGATCCGTCCAGAGCCTGTCCAGAATTCAGGCTTCGGCAGTAGACAGGACTGTCCGCGCCAGCCCATCACGCATTGGCCCAGGCCAGGCCCAGCAGGTGATCCAGCGAATGGGGCCGCAGGTCACCGTCTATCGCGGTCTAGTGCGGGTCTATTTTAACTTGGCGGCTCTGGACGACCAGGCGGTCCGAGCAGATCACCACTAGGCCGGCAATCACGACATCACGCGCCATAGCGCCAGCGCCACCGTCCAACACCAGCGACGATCCGTCCAAAGCTGTCCAAAATCCGCCAGGGGTCTGTCAGGGGTACGAGACGGCCAGGGCCCTACTTTGACGGCCTACAGCCCCGAGAAGACCTCAGACGCCTGGCTACAGGCGTTACTGCCATCTGCCTAGCCCGCGTTCCGTCATAGCGTGGTCAAAGAAGCTCCCGGCACCACCGGCAATGTGAGATGGTGCCGGCCATCACCTTTTACCGGAGCAAACTGGGAGCTGGCCTCGGGCGGCCGGGCCAGGCTAGTTCCGTCTCATGCCTGTCTCACACTCGGTAAAGGCTGGGTAAAGCTAAACCCGCGGCGCTATTGGAACAGCAGTGCTATGGGGTTGATCAAAGTCGAGCTGTGCTCCGGATAAAGCAGCTTGCATGAACCGCTCGCGAACGACGGGATAAATCGCCTTCCCGGTGTGCCCTTTGTAATTAACCAGTGCCCAAAGACACCCTCTCCCGCCGAAATCAAAAAACACGGTTCTCCGGGCATGTAGCCAAACCTCACGTGGTCTTTTCCAAGACCAGGCATGGTGGCCACGGTGCGATCCCTCAAGGGCCTCAAACTCCTTGCCGTGGAAGAGCTCCATGAGGTCGCGCGTGGACGTTCTGGCATCCAAATCCGCCCGACGAAAGTACCCAAGCCACGAAGCTGCTTGAGCCCCAAGGATCGGCATAGCCAACTGATATTCCTCAAGCTGAGGATGCTCGGGGGCAGGCAGAGCAACGCCGATGTTGATGTGATTGCGGAAACTCTCACCATTGACGACCCAGATCATCCTCTCGCCATAGAACTGCTCTCGACTTCGCATCTCGTCGAGCGGCATTGGAGAGTTCTGGAGCTCAATCACAAGATCATCAGGCCGCCTGATATCAGCCACATGCCTTTCCCCGGTAGCTTCGTCAATGCGAACGTTTTCACGCCATTCGAAGGGAAATAGCTCTTTCCACGCCTTGTGCCATGGTCCTTCATTCTCCATCCAAGGGTCGCAATGACGCCGGCCGGCATGCGCCCAATGCCAGCGAACGATCGGCCCACACTTCGCCTGAGCTGCCGCCCCACACCTCTCACAAACTCCCTTCAATCCGGGAGCAGGCGGCAGTCGCTGCCCATCTACAACTGCTACATCCATTGAAGCCATGCAATTTGCACCAGGGCGTTTGTCCAGGGGGTCTGACGGCCGCCCATAGGGCTACCGCCGTGAAGAAAAAACCCCGCTATTGGCGGGGTTATTCTTAAGGCTTCATAGCGTCGGTGGTGGCCTTGATGATCTCTTTCGCCGCCTCGACGCTGATGGGCAGCGTCGCCTGCGGCTCATCCTGCTCAGGCTTGGGCCTGTGGTGGAAGTACCTAAGCAATGCGATCAGCAGAAGCGTCGGAACCGTTGAGAGGGACACGATGATGGGGATGTCGCCAGTAGTATGCGGCCTCACCGAAGCAAAGAAATACCAAGCGCCAGCCGTTACTCGAATGTTGCCGAAAAACACGAATCCCAGAAGCGATACATAAAAAATGATGATGAGGCTGACGGTAACGGTGGTAAGACGCTTCTCCCACCGAAACCGCCAAGCCTCTTTTCGAAGGTAATCGCCAATCAGCCCCGGATTCTCAGCTTCGCCTTGGGACAGGTCATCGCTAGAAACCGTCATAGCAACCCGATCGCTTTGAGCCGGAACTCCATGGCAGCAGTTGATACTCCGAAGGTCTGCGCCAATCTGGAGAGATCGGTGATCCTTTGCTCAACCACCATGTGCTTGACCAACGCTGCCGGCATAAGTAGTGCGGCCGCGAATCGATTTGCTGCGACCTCTTTGGGGTCACGTGCCCTGGCGCTGAACTGCTCCGTCGTGTCTCGAGGTGCGTCAAGGTCGCCATGGACGTGGTGTCCAATCTCGTGGGCAATCGTAAACCGTTGCCGCACCGGGGCGTCAGTGAAGTTGTAGGTGATCAGAGGGCGCCCCTCGCGATACGAGTAATGCCCACTTTCATTGGGACGCCAGGTGGCAGGATCAAAGGGAGTCAGAGCCTTCACCTCAATTCCCATCGCTTGCGCTATGGCCTGAGGATTCACCGGCAATCTCCCATCCCAATGGGCCTGAAGGACGTCTGCAGCAGTGCGATACACCATGTCGACCTCCTGTGTCAGTTGGGTTGGTTCATCAAAAATGAGGCGCGATTCTGCCTAAGTCAAGGCTTCTGGTCAAATTCATGTTGACACCGTACTCATGCCTCGTTCTCTCAGCATACAGAAATATGCTGTTTATTTATACAGTAAAATAGCCCATACACCTCTCGCAGATCGGAACCTGATAAAACCTGAGATCAGATCGGCTGGCCGTGGGCAGCGAGCATTGTGGTTTTCGTGTGGCTAGTCACTGCGGCGCGGGGCACCGGGCGCCTGCAATACCCTGGAAACCACAGTGGAAACCTCCACCTGGAAACCATAACTTTTGATAACAGGCAGGGCGCCCAGGTTCGCGTATAGAGGTTGCGAACCTGTAGTGCGAACCACCGGTGCGAACTGGCCCAGCACTAACGCCAGAGTGCGTACCAGCAGCGCGTACCTAGCTGCGTACCGCGGTGTGATCGCGCACTCCGACTGCGTGACGATCGTGCGTGAAGCGCTGCGCAAATCGGGCCCAGCACTGCCTGCCGGAGCTGCCCATATCGTGGATACCAGGGTGGATACCGGGCGATCCATACAGCACCCGCGACCTGTCAAAACCTGACATTTTGCCCGCGTGGCAACTTGACCGGATGTTGACATCGAAGCGGCCCGGAGCAGCCTTTCTGGCGCCTGACCTGTTAGCAAAAGTTAGTCTCTGGCCGGGGCTGGCCAACCCTCCACCCTGTCAACGATTGTCAAGGGGGAGCGCTGGCGCTGGGATTGTTGGTCACCGCGGCTAGGCTGGTTACCAGGTGCGGTTACCAGCACTGGTTACCACCTCGCGCCCACAACCTGGGCGCCAGCTCTGCGAGACAGACGATATGGTCCGAGTGAGACGTTTTGGTCTGTCTCGCACCAGGGTTCGCGGCGGGGAGCTTTTCTAACGCTCATCGCCCGACCGCTTTCCCACTCATGGGCCGTGTACAGATACCAAGGCAGAATGGGCTGAACAGCTAGCTGTACCGTTCAGAACACCAGTCCCGTAATAGAGTCGGGACATTTTTGGACCGGAAACGAAAACGTCCCACCCCCGGTACAATAAAAGCCCTGACCCAGGTACGGCTGAAAAGTGGCGTAGCCGTTCCTCTGACGCGGCACACAATTGCGTTTCTGTGGCACAACAATGGACTGGAAGTACGGAGCTCATCTCGGTGGCATCAGAAATGTGCAATCCGTGCTAATTCCGTGGCACAACAACGCCATTCCGTCGCCACTTCATAGCGCCATGTTCAGCACTAGCGACCTGTCAAAACCTGTCACGGTATCCACCTCGACGACTGGAGCGCATGTTGACAAATGTTGACATGGGAGCGGGCTCCGCGCGGGCGGTATCGGCCGGCCTGTTGGCAAATGTTAGTATCTGCCCAGGGCGACCGGCTCACCTCCCTGTTAACAATTGTCAAGGTTCGACCGCCTAGCGAGAAAGGTGGTTGTGATGCATCCGGTCACGATCAATACGGTATCAGGCCGCAGTGTCGCGGATGCGCAGCACAGTGGTTGTCGAGCAGTTGGCATGCCTGGCAGTGGCTCGGATACCTAGCCCGGCGCCCAGAAGCTCCTTCACACGCTTGTGAAGTTCCTCGTCCACAGGCCGGCCCTGATACTTACCCTCAGCCCTCGCCTTTTGGATGCCCTGGGCCTGGCGCTCGCGGCGCTGCTCGTAATCCTTCCGGGCGATGGCTGCCATCATCTCCACCAGCATCGAGTTGATCGCGGCCAGCATACGGTCGGTGAACTCATCGCCCTTCGTATCGCGCATACCTTGGTGGCTGGTGGGCAGGTCCAACGCGACGATGCGCAGGCCCTTGGCGTCGATCGCACTCTTGAGCTTCGCCCAGTCGTCAGCCGGCAGGCGGGACAGGCGGTCAATAGATTCGACCAGGAGCACATCACCTTTGCGAGCATCCTTCAGCAGGCGAAGCAGCTCAGGTCGATCCGCCGCGGCGCCGCTAGCATTTTCCAAATACTCGCAGGCGATGACCTTGTTATGGTCGCTGGCGAACTTCTCCAGGGAGGCTCTAGCGCGGCTGGCATCCTGCTCGTCAGTGGATGCTCGAAGGTAAGCGCGGATGAACATAGTGCAACCTGTATCAGTTAGGGTGTTGTCCTAACACTGTTGCACTATGGGTGTTACTAATCAAGTAAAACAGCGTATTTCTACGTATTTTTTCCGTATCCGCAGAGGCATGCCCGGCTGCTACTCCCTTAGCTAGCCATGGGGTTCATGCGCATCCAGCCATTCGGCCCCCACATATTGCGGGCAGTACGTAGGCACCGCTCCTTGTAGTGCTCCTCGTACCGCCTGACCTTCATGGCCAGATCGGCGCCGACTGGGCCGTTGTGATTGACCATCGCCATGGTGCGTCCGATCATGATGCCAGCAACCTCAAAGCGGTCCCTGATCTCATTCATGGGCGCGTCATGGTCACCTGGCTTTACCGCGATCTGCTTCATGAATAGCTCGATGACGGCCTTCTCCATCAAAGCCGCGTCCCACTTGACCTCATTCATTCAATCACCCTGCCTTTTCAGGCCATACGCCTGCTCTGTAACTTGAACGAAGTTGCCCCATCCGGTTGCCATCTGATCTACGAGCCGGTCCTCCACAGCCTGAATGAGTACCTCAAGGCGGCCGTTTTCACCGGTGCGCGTCTCTACCACTGCATTGCTGTTATTCACGATGTAAACCTGATGGGTGACTTGGGGCGCCTGGGCCTTTTGGCTACCACCATTCAGTCTCGGAACTTCCACGCTACCACCTGCTAGCGATACCCGCTCGTTTGAGTTAATCGCCTCGAGCAGGCCGCGATTGCGTTTGGTTGCCGAGGCATTCACCACAAACTCGCCGTCGCTGAGCCGGGCCATAATGCTGTCGGAGGTTCCGGTACCGGCGCCGGACACGTAGCCGCCGGTGGCAAATCCAGGAATTACAGCCAGGCTGGTGGCCAGGGCCGTGGTGGAGGTCAGAGCAGTAGCTGCCGGCACGGAGTTTGCGCCGAGCGTTGCCAGGGATGCCATCGCCGCAGCCGGCGCCCAGGCCGTGGCCGTGGTTCCGGCTAGGATCATGCTCTGCCCGGCTGCGGCTGTACCAAGAGTCGCATTCAGCGCAGCGTTTACCCCCATCTGTACACCCATTTTCACAAACCCGCCGATGATCTCCCTAGTGACAGCCGCAGAGATGTCTCCAAGGGTGTTGAACGATAAGCTACCGCTCATAATTGCTGAGGTGATGTCATTGGAGATCGTGCTGAAGGCGCTGGAGAAGATCGACTGCGTCTGCCCGGCGATATCGCGAGCCTGGTTACCAAAATTCTGAACAGCGGCTGTCCAACCCGCGATTGGATTGAGCATGGCTTGATCGATCTGCGCCCAGCCAGCCTGCATGGCCGCTACCTGCTGCGGCAGAAACTCGTTGATGGCGTCTATCTGGCCTTGGAGCGCTTGCCGCTGCTTCTGGTCGGTGGCATTAGCCAACTCGGTCTGCAACTGCAACAGCCGATCGTTAGTCTGCATCTCCAGACTCAGCCGCTGTTGCATCCGCGACGACTGTAAGCCGCCCATGCCGATTCCTGCTGCATCAAGCTGGTACTGGGCCTGCTCGTTAACCAGTTGACGCTGCAGTTGTGCACGATACTGCTCTACGGCAGCCAGCCCCTGGGCGCCCTTCAATGCGGCCGCATAGTTCACCGAGGCCTGAGCCAGCGCCTTGCTGTACTCCTCCTGGGTGATCTTGCCCTTGCTCAGCGCCAAGTCGAGCTGGCCCTGCTCCTTGGTCAGCGCACGGGCAGCCTGAGCCGCCGGATCGTACTGGCCGTACAGGCGAGCGAAGGTATTCGCTGCTTCGGCCAAGCCGCGATTGACGTTCTTCGGCGCGTTCCTCTTCGCCTCTCGGGTCTTGATGTCCGCAATCTCTTGCTCAATATTCTTCCGCGACTTGGCGTACTTCTCCTCCTCGGCCGCCGTGAACCCGCCGGCGGCAATCGCATCAACCCGTGCTTTGTCCAGGTTGGTCAACTCCTTCTGCAGCTTTTGGGTTTGAGTCAGCGAAGATCTGTAAGTGGAGTTGATGAGGTCGATGCCCTTCTTGCCAGCATCCTGAATCGATTTGATTCCGGCCTGCTCCCAGGCCGCCCAGCTTTCGTCTGCAATGGTCTGCTGCAGCTTGGTGATCTCGCTGGTTACCTCGTTGAAGCGGAACGGGTCTTCTGAAGCCGCGTCACGTCCATTGCGCGTTAGATCCCGATAACGCTCATAGGCCGCAGCAAGCTTTTGCTCAGTTGTGTCCTCTCGGCCGATATTGAGCATCTTGTCCCACGCGCCTTTCGCAATCTCTCCTAACGATCTCCAAGCCGTCTCAAGCGTACCCAGATTCTCCTCCATCTGCCCGGCCCTGGAGCTTATGGTCCCGGAGTAAATATCAGCAGCGGTCCGCGCGGCCTCCATTGTCTTGCCTTGCTCCTGCAGCGACACGATGTTGGCGTATTGGGAAGCGGTCAGGATGTTCAACTCACCATCGAGCTTCTTGATCGAAGCAACAGGGTCTTTCGCAATGTCGTTGAAGCTTTTAACTACCTCGCTTACGTCGCGGCCAGTCTGCTTTGACCAAGCCAGCGATGCCTGAGCGATTTCGACGTACATACCGCGCAGCGGGTTACCAGCTGCCGCAAGTTGGTTTAAGACCTCAGCAGCAGCCCCCACAGTACCGCTGGATGCCGCCACCTGGTTGGCCATGTCGGATAGTTGGTTTGCCGTTACACCAGCTGCATTCCCGTTCTCGATCAGCGTGTTGGCGAACCGCTCGCTTTCTTCGCTGCCTTGGTAGTACGCCAACGCCAAACCACTTGCGGCAGCGGCGGCTACGGTGAAGGGGTTGACCAAGCCGGCTACATAGCCTCCCATTGCCCGGGCCGCTGGCCCGACGCCTCCGAACATGTCCTTGAGCTGACCGCCCTGCTGTAGGAACACGGTCAGCGGCGCCTGACCGGCTTGCAAGCTCACAGCGATATCAGTGAACTGTGCCGGCAGTCCGCGCATTGCGGCGTTGTAGGCCTTCGCTGACATACCGGCCTTGTTCATCCCTTCGGCGGTATCTCCCAACGTTTGGCGAAGGATGTTGATACGGTCGTTGTACTCGATGAACGTGTCACTTTCGACAATGCCGGTCTTCTTGAACTTGGCCAGCTTCTCCTGCATGTCGTCCAGGCGGCCAAGGGCCGCGACTGTAGGGTTGATCTGACCCAAAAGCTGGTACAGCTCTTTTCGTTGATCATCCCAGGTGCTGGATACATGCTCAGCTGATGACGCGACGGCATCCCCAGCCTTCTCAACTCTGGCAAGAGCGCCAGCAAGATCATCGACATTTCGCTTTGCGCCGCGGGAGTCGATAGTGATTGCGAGGCGAGATTCCATCGTCATAGAGAAGCACCTTGTCCGCCTGCATCAGGACCGCAAAGAACAATGGACGATCTGTTTTCAGCGAGGGCGATCAGCAGCGCATTGGCTTCGATATGCCCCTGCTCAGCAGCGGTACGAAGGCGACTCCACGCCGCTTCGATTTCACTTTTGGATACGGCGCGATTACGACCCCGGCGCTTGGCCGGCTGGATATCAGAAGAGAATGTCATTGGGTAGCCTCTTTGGTTTCGACTATCCAGCGCATACTCACCGCTAAATTGTGTATATATCCAGTATTTTAAGGGTGCACCTCAATAGAGACACATCCTGGCACGTCATGGCACAACAAACGGAGGGGTCGAGACGGGAATTTCGTAGCAGTATCTAGGTGTAACTCAAATTGATACGAAACGACGATAGGCCGTCAACAAAGCTACGCGCATGGCTGATCAGCAGTGCGCGCACCACAAAACAGGAGTACAGCGTTTTGTGGCGCGAGCGGGGATCACTTAATGCCGCATTCGGCCAAGGCCTTGCTCAGCGATTGATCAAGGGCGTATTCGCCCGTGGTGCTGGCAGCCTGGTTCATGCCTAGCGTGCGATAGATGAGCACCTTGCCAGTCTTCATTTGCGCCAGGATCTTCTCGGCCTTTTCACCAGTCGCCGCGGTGAATGGAGACATAGCCTGGGCAGAGGCCTGCAGGGCGGCCTTGTAGGTGTTTTCCAGCATCTGCTGCTGCTTGGCATCCCCACCGTATGCCTGCATGGCTTTGAGCTGCCCCTCCGGCACGTAGTCCACTGGGGTCTCCCCTGTCGCAATGGTCCACGCAGGGTTTTGGTCGATTCTAAGCTGGACATCTCCGACAGGAATTTTGAAACGGCCCCCGCTCCGAATTCCCACCCTTAGCTCCCCATTTACCGACTCGATGTACGGGTAGTAGTGGTTAGAAGCAGTAAATACACCCCCACCGGTGTAGAAGCTGCCCACAGTCACGCCACAGGTAGATTTGTCCGTGAACTGGTCAGTACTTCTGACGGTTACCCATTCGACTTCGGGAGTTACACCTGCGCAACCGGCCAAGGCCAGCGCTAGGGCAAGCGTGCAGAGTCGTTTCATATTCATCCTTCTTAGCGGGCAGGAACCGCCCAGGTATGCGTCCTTAGGTGATGGCCAAGTGCTCTTGGCCAGAGTTTTATACCCGCCTACCCCTTCAATTCCAATCATTCGGATGGCGCTTCGCCTGGTGAACGCCTTTGGAGTGGGAGATCCAAGAGGTGACGATCAATGTGAATCGACTACCCAATGAGATTTATAAGAATGGCCTCCGACTCCGCCATGTCTTCGCGCTGGCTGGCAATCAGGTACCGAAACACCGCCAGTCCCTCGGACTTATCACGGGGCCGGATCTGCGCCAGCAGGCCGAACACGAACCAGTCACGTGCGGTCGCATCGGGTGGTCCGTCGCTGGCGTCACGGTCGACGGCGTTACGCAGCCGGTATAGCTGGTCCCAGTAACTAAGCTCGTACAGGCAATCCGCCAAGGTGTGAGGCAGCAATTCAGGGTGGGCGTTGAACCGGGCGGCTACCTGGCGCTTATCGAAGTCACCGAACTGGCCGGCAGCACGCAGTCCGCGCAGCGCCTCAATGCAGAACCTTTCAGCCTCGGTGTCGGCCAGCAGGGTATCACCGAAGCGAGCGACGCCCTCCAGCCTCAGCCGGTTCTGCTCAATGGCCCGAGTGGCCAGCGCATCCAAGTCAGCGAAGCCAAACGACGACATAGCAGCGAACAGATGCCCTGGATTGGTGGCCACCAAGTAATCTCGGTACCGCTTCTCTAGCACATCGAGCGGCGTCTTGATCTTCTTGGCGCCCTCCATGGCCCGGTCAATCAGGGCGGCCTGGCCGGTACTGATGACGGAGCGCAGCCACAGCACCGCATCCACCTCCTTGTCGCCGGTGACCACCTCCTGCGGCGGCAGCTCGGGCACGCTTGGCAGTGCCTCAGTGCTGGCGCTGATCGGCGGCAGGGTAAACATGGCGCGGTGCTGCTCGTTGTCGCGAAACGCCCCGGATCGTGAAACTAGGGTCTTCACCGTTCCTAGCGGTATGCCGGTGATCTGGGCCACCTCACGGAGGGAGTGACGCCGGCGCAGGTCCAACACTAGGCGCCGCTGCTTATCTGAAACCCGCTGCTTCGTCTTCACGGGTGAATCAGGCTGTTTCGACTCTGGCTTAGTCATGGCTCACACCACCCGCAGCTTAGGTGGCAGCTTGGGCCCGAATGGCGCCCCAGGTGCGAAAGGGTCAGGCAGCACCCCATCGGGACAATTCCTGATGAAGTCCGCCATGGCCGCGTGACAGGCGTTGAACAGCGGCGCGTCATTCCATTCTTGCCCCCGGCGCTCTGCACTGTCCTCCACGACGTGGGTGAACACCAAAGCTTCCAGGCTGGTGACGCCCTCCCGCCTGACATGCTCACGCTCCACCACGTTCACGCTCAGCAGGTCGCACAGGCGGTCGACCCCCAGGGCATCGGCTAATCCGTCTTCATCGAACAGCAACTGCCGCCCGAACCCGGACAAGGCCACCAGAGCCTTGCTCTGCTCATCGTCGCGGTGCTCCCACGCTTGCTGCTCCAGATCGGCAATAGCCTGGCGGGTAAATGGCAGGAATGCCTTCAGCTTGCCCGCCTGGCGGCGTATGGCTCGTCGCTCGGCGTGTATTGAATCGAGGTTGCGGCTGATGTTGCGGCAGATACGCCGGGTGGTAATGAGTTGCGTGCTGGCGCTGATTCCTGGCTTCAAGGCGATATTGCACAGACGCATGGTCGGTGTGGGCGTCATGGGTGGGCCTCCATGGGCGTGTTGTCGTAGGTGGTGCGCAACTCGTTACCGATCAGGCAATGGCGACCAGCGGGCGCATAGCAACCCCGGCAGGTCATGACATGGCTGATGTACTGGTCGCGGGCCACCCGCCACTGAGGCGTGGCATTGGCGGCGTTGGCGTAAGGGCCGGATGGCAATTGCTCAGCCTCGACCAACACCAACCGCGGGCGATCCGGAGCGCGTTTCGCCATCGGTGGCTTGCTAGCGCCAGCACCGTTCGGCGGCATGTGATTGAGCAAGTCGGAAAGGAGGCTCATGGCGTCACCTCCCCCGGATTCCCATAACGCCCAAATGTGTCTGTGAAAAAAGATCGGGGGAACGGGGGAACGCGGGGAACACCCAGTGTTTCCGGGGCCTCCAGCTGGGGTACGTGTTCCCCACCCGAAAAACTGGGGAACAGTGATAACCAAGCAGAAGGGGAGCCGCAGGCGCTTATATTCAAAAACATGTTTGTGTTCCCCCTGTTCCCCAACACTTCAATAAGGGGGAACGGCTACAGACCGCGTATTTACTGGCTGTTCCCCCGTTCCCCCTGTTCCCCACGTTTTTAGGTTCCTGTGGATTCGGGCATTGGCGTTGGGTGATGGTGACGGTCATAGACCACCACCTTCGCTATCCATGGCGTCAGGATCGATCACATACAGGCGAGCAGACCCACCAGCAGGCAGGCGGTATTTCTTGGTCCTGCGGCTATCCCGGTCGGTATCGTGCTTGGCAAGAGCGCCGGCGCCTTCCAGCGCCTTCACAACCCGCGCCAGCCCGTGACCATGGGCGGCCTCGGTTAGTGCGGACTTGTTGAACAGGTACAGCCGCTTGGCACCGACTACCTCCCAGTACCCGGCGCGGTTGAACACCTTGGCGTCCAGCGTCTGGTCTTCTACGTCCGAAAAACGGCTGCTGCCGTGCTTGTCGATGAAGTCGAGGATGCCGGCCAGGATCTGGCGGTCTTCGGCATTGCCACCGCCCACCCGGCTCAGCCACTCGCCGTACAGCAGCTGGCAGTCGGCCAGAGCGGTGCCTGGCGCCCAGGGCAGCAGGTCGTAGGCAATGGCCATTTCGCCCGCCAGCGCGATCACCGCGAAACGATCCGCCACACGCCCGGCCTGGGCGTTGTCTTCGACGAACTGGGCGCGGATGCCGGCGAAGTCCTCGAGCAGGCCGGGGCGGTCATCGCTGGCCAGCAGCTTCTCCACGAAGGCCGGCCCGATGTGTCCGTGGTTCGCTCCTACGGCCACCGTGAGCTGGCGGTGGAAGTCGGCGCCCTCCAGGCCGTGCAATTCATCGAAGGCGCGGTGCGTGCGGGTACCGGCGTTCACGTCGACCATGCGCAGCTCAGCGCCAGCATGGGCGGCATTGCCGCTGATGGCCGCGTGCTCAGATAGGGAGCGCTCGCCACTGGAAAGTGCCAGCAGGCGCCAGCTCAGTTTTCCTCGGGCTTCCCGGTCGCGGGTCATGGTGCCCTTGCCTTGGCCGTTAGCGAGCGAATAGGCCATTTCCTGTACGCGCTTGGGGTCAGCCCGCTTGATCTCGTCCAGGGGCAGCATGGTGTCGTTGCGGCTGGACGCCTCGATCTCCAGTCCGCCCTTGGTCATGTCCCAGGACGCAGCGAAGATGCCTGGGTCGCCCCATACGGACGAGCCGATCAGTTGCGCCAGCGACTTGCCGCTGGAGCTGTCGCCCACCAGGTGAACACCGCCACCCAACACGCCAACCAAGCTCAGCAGCGGGCCAGCGAGGGCGCAGCCGATGGCCAGGGTCAGCACGGGGTTGCCCTGGCACTTGGCCGCTACATCGATCTTCCAACCCTCCAGGCTCCCGCGCATGCTGAAGAGGTTCTGCCCCTTGGCGCTGGCCTGATAGCGCACCTTGTCGCTGCCGATGGTGCGCCCAGGCAGCACAAAGGCGCCTGACTCATGCCAGCCGGGGCGGCAGGTGGTGGCGAACACCTCTGCAGGGTGCTGGTCCAGCAGGTACTCCATAAACTGGCCGCGCTTCTTCAGGGCGATGATGACGCCCATGCCGAACAGCGTCCGCCTTGCGTCCTCGCCGCTCCCACCGAACACCTCCATGGGAATGATCCACTCCTTGGTACCACTGTCGGTGAGCAGGCGCAGAAACCGGCCTTCGCTACCATCGTCGCTGTTGGTGGTGCGAGCGGCGACGGTCACGGGCGTGGCGATCCACTCGTCAGTGATCGGGCGATCTGCCTTATCGTCGTCGCTGTCGTCGTCGCCGGCGCTGCGCTTGAAGCCGTGCCAGTAAACACCGGGCTTGAGCCTGCGGCCTTTCTCATTTGTCACCCAGTGCTCATACACACCCCAGCACGGGCGGTCAGGCTCGACTTTGGGTGCTTCGGGGCGCAGGTTGATGACATTGGTATCAGGCGGGCGCATGGCGGCACCTCCAGGCGGCGAGGTCGTTGAAGTCGGAAAGGGACAGCGGCGCGTCGGCCGGCCACTCGGGGAAGGTCACTAGACCGCCACACGCGACAGCGGCCTCATGGGCGGCGGTGCGCCCCGGATTACCCTTGCCTTCGGCCTCGGTTTCGCGGTCGTCGTCGCCGGCGATGATGATTTCGATGCCGGGGTGGTCGGCCCGCAGCGCCAGTGCCACCGGTTTCAGGTTCCCGGCGTTCATCGCACAGGCGACCGTGTAGCCGCTTGCGTGGAGCGTGGCGCCCGTAGCCCAGCCTTCGCAGATGCACAGCGGCTTGCCCGGGGTGATGCGCCCCAAGGGCGAATAGGCACCTTTAATCCGCCCGCCATACAGGAAGCGCTTGTCGCCGTCAGGGGCAATCCGTTGCAGGTTCACCAACACTCCGTCGGCGTACAGCGGGATCAGCAGGTCGTCACCGCGCTGGCGCAGACCGTATGCACGAACGCCCTTGGCGGCCAGGTAGGAGTGAGCCGGGTCAGCGCGGCGGGCGTCACGCCACCAGCGCTGCGCCAGGCCGGCCGCTCTAAGCTGGCGTCGCTGCCGTTCGTCCTCCCGCTGGCGCCGTGCCTGCTCGATGCGCTGACGCACCTGCTCGGCTTCGCGGGCGTCGACCGGCTCACGGCTACACCAGGTGCTGGTACCGCCTGCCCTCCAGCTCCCGAACGCGCCCGAGGCAATGCCATCTGCGAACAGGCAGTACCAGCCATTGAGCGTGCCGGGCTTGTCGCCGGGAACATGGAAGCGGTGAATGTCGCCATCGTCCAATGGTAACCAGTCGAGCAGACCATAGGCCGACTGGAGCACGTCACGGAACAAGATCACAGGATCAGTCATGCGGCCCCCTGCGGCGGCGTGAAGCGCTTGGCCAGCCGTTCCAGTTGATTGGTCAGGCGCTCCAGCTCAGGGCAGTGACGGCCAGCGTCACCCTCGGCAATGCGCAGTTCCAGAAACCCCACCAGGCTCTCCACCAGCAGCGTGTAGCTGGCGCTGTCGATGTAGGCGCCAGCAGTCGGCGGACCACCGGCACCCTTGCGTCGAATGGGAGTGACCTTACTCATGGCTCACCCCCTTCAGCGCCTGCGAAGGTCCGGCAAACTTGGCCATTGTTCACCGCGTGCCAGTAGGTCAGCTCGTCTAGCGACTCGACGCGGCAGACCGTCACCACCGCGTCGGCGCTACGCAAAACTACGCGCCCACACTCTGCATCGGCCTGGTTCAAGAACGGCCCCAGTAGAGCCCGGTCGACCTTCGGATGTCTCACGTAATACAGCTTGGTGGCTTTCTTCGGGATGAACGAATCCCCCAGCGCAGCGCGGCGCTGTTGAAAATTTGTCATTTTTAAGCCCTCAGTCGGGAGTCGCGGCGGTGGACGCGGTGGCGGTTTCGGGTGTGCTCAATCTGCGCTGGGCAAACGTGCGGGCCGACGAATGCGGCCAGTTCATCGGTTCTCAGCATCGAGGCAGGCACGTAGGCGTACTGCCCACTAGGCAGCGCCTTGGGTGACCGGCGAGTGCGAGGCATATGCTTGTTAAGCAGTTCCAAGTCGGCGGCCATCACCTCTTGCAACCGCTTACCGGTCTCACTCAGGGGTAGTGGCTCCCCTGGCCTCACCTGCTCCCAGGCATAGCGATCGGCCAACATCTCATTAACGCGATTGATTACCTTGTGGCATTCATCGCGCGCCGCCATGTCTGGCATGAGGGCTATATCCCAATACGTGAAGTTGTCGATGTGGTGGCCAATCTCATGGCTGACGATGAACGGGAAAACCTCGTCGTCTTCCAGGGCCGCCCAATCCAGTTCAGGGCGATGAGCACCACGGAAAGCGCCAGCATTCACACTGGTGGCCAGCTTGATAGCAATACGCTCATCACACAGGCGGCTGTCACTCGACACGTCACGAATGATCGGCTGCGCCCAGCAGTTATATTCGCCCCAAATGCCGCCCAGGTTGGTGAAGGTGTCCAGCGTCAAACCTAAACCGTTCACCTTGGCCAGCTCAGCAAGTTGCCGATACTGGCGGCGGGTGATGCGCAAAGTGGTATCGGTCTTCACAGATCACCCCCTTGCTCAGCAATCACGACGTCCAGCATTTCAGCCCAGGCCATCGCGGTGTGTTGCGCCATCACTGCGGTGACACGGGCGACGATGACGGGAGTGGCCGGTGAGGCGATCATCGCCAGCGCCATGCTCAGCAACACAAGCACGCCTTGCACGTCGCGCAGATCATCTTGGGCCGGGTCGGGGATGTGGATAGGGGAAGTCATGACTTAGCCCCCCCGTCGACCCCGGGTCGCTTCCCTACCACGCCATGCGATGAACCTAGATGACGATGAGGCCAGCAGAAGTTGCGGCTGAAAATCCTGGTCTGCTCTATGTGTCGGGCAATATCGCAAGCCAATTCATTGTCGTAGCCGCCCATGGCAGGAATGACGAACGTCAGCAGTATCTTCTCCAGCTTGCTGAACTCATCCCTAGCAAAGTTCATCGAGCACATGGCGCGCGCATCAAGTACCGCCTCTGGCAGCACCTCACCTTCAAGGGTCGCAACGCTTGGGAGACGGTTCATTGGGCACCTCCGACACGCGCGACGGCTTGGAAATGGCCCACCAGAGCAGCACCTGGATGCGGCTGGCACCGGCACTGCTCCAACGCGGCACGGACTTCATCTGAAGCACGCATGGCGTCCTCCAGGCCGGCCAAAGAGCCACGGCAACGGCCCAGGATGCTCACAGCTGCTTGCGGGAAGTCCGCACTGACCAAGGTGGCGATATCATCTGCGAGGGTTACCCCAACCACTGGGGGCAAGCGGAACACTTGTTGTCCAGGAATAGTGACTACGACTTGAGACTGGATGAAGCCCTGAACAGCCTCGGCAACTTGCTGGGAGTGAGTCACTGGGCACCGCCTTGCCCTTCCAGGGCGCGGGCGATCTCGGAGTGATGGTTATAGCGGGCGAGACGGACAGACAGGGAAGAGTTTGCGCGAAGTGCGGCCATGGCCAGACGCCGGTGGGCGTGTGCGCGAATTTTGGACGGATTGAGGGCGTGCATGGGTCGAGCTCCTTGATTTGAGGAGCTGCCACTGATCGTCGCCAAACGATTTAGGGTGGCAGCTGTACGCAGGTTGGCGAACCGGGAATCAAGGAACCCGGCAGACCCAAGGGTCTCCCGCGCACAGCCGCCATAACACGGGACTGCGGGCACAAAAAAAGCGCCTGCAATCGTGATAGGGGCGCTTATGCGCCTTGATTTCGTCGGGTCGCCAAACCCGGCCGCTGAATTTGCAGCGACCGGCGAACCATACCGAGCATCACAATTGCCTGCAACCAGAATTATCGACCGTTCATCGCGGATCTTTAGTGCCGGCATCATTCGACCACCTTCTGCGCCGGCCCAGCGCTCAGGAAGTACGTGGCCACTTTGCGATGATCACGACCATGGTCATCTTTCAGCGTGCTCAGGTGAGTAGCAATCTTGTGACCCAGGGCGCGAAGCTCGGCAATACGCGCGCCCGGGCGCACGATGTTCAGCTGGGCGATGGCCTGGAAGGTGTTGATCGATCCGTGTTGGCGCAAATGGGCAAGCAAGCGAATACGCTGCGCGCTGCCGCTGGTGTCGCTGTTGTCGCTGTTGTCGCTTGCTGAGCAACCGCTATCGAGATGCGTAGTGTCAGCCATTTTCATGCCCCCTCGCCTTCGCAGCCTGCTGGATCGCGCTCGCTCTGATGTCCCTGCTCGATCTGGCGGGGATGCACCAAATTTTTTAAGGGTACGGGAAGGGATAGAACTGATTTTTCCAGGCCGGCCGATCCCTGCTCCGCGCCAACGCAGAGTTGATTGATCATCATGGGTTAGGCCTCCTGGCTGCGCAGGAAGCTTTCGACAGACTCAGGTTCCCAGCGGACGGAGCGACCGAAGCGGATAGGCGCCGGGAAACCGGGAGTTTTGGACCAGCGCCACCAGGTGGAACGGCTGACTTGATACTTCGCGCAGAGCTGAGCTGCGGTAGCCCGAGCGCCGGGGACCGGCAGACTGGGTGAACCGATGGTGCTGATGGCAGTTTGGGCCATGTTCGATTTCTCCATTCGAGGAATTCGAGGAAAAACCGAGGGGATCGACCTGCAAATCATCGGAAACCGCGCACCTGTATGGAGACCCAGTGTTGCGCAATATTCCCGTTGGTACTACAGTCCGCCCGAGTTTACCGTTATCGGTAAACCTCTGAAGCCCACTCAAAAGCTTCTCCCCTCGGGCTTGTGTGCTGGCCTAGCTGGCATGCAGAAGACGTTGCAAGCGTCTTTCCCGAATCGGCCCTGGTGTTGCAAGCACCGGGGCTTTTCTTTGTCTGCTGCTCAGCAATCCAGATTTCCAACTGTAGCGACGGTGTTTCAATATGTCGCTGCTGTGCGGATGGCCGAATGTTAATGTCGCTCGCCGTGAAATCGCAACCACTTTCTCTGGCAGAATCTGAGTTACCTTTAGATAACTAAAGTTCCAGGGCCATCCTCGCGCCACAGAAACATAGCCTTATACGTCCCTACACGTACCAACAGATGCCAATACGTGCAAATCAGCATTGGGGCGGCGCTCAATTTTTTCCGACGAACGGTATGCATGCAGTCTGAAACCCCCGGTTTTACTGGGCCCTGAATAGGGACTATTGAGGGCCTCAAGCGGTACTCCAACACCAAACTGGCCTGCCCCGTGAGATCTGCTACCTGCCCTGTTTGGCCGTTTTATTTCTTCCGCACGCAGAATGAATCTCGAATCCGCGCCACAAAAATGCGAAGTACGGTTTTGTGGCGCGCGTTCTATTTTGTCAGATTCAGAAGAGCCCGATGGGCAACTAACAACGTAGCGTAATATTAGACGTTGTTTATTTAGCCTTATTCGCCGCTATTCACGGTTATGCACTGTTCAAATCTGGCCCGGTATGAGCTTTGGAAGCGAACAACGGCGCAGGCTGCACCAGCCGGAGAGGTTTCGACATGCACAGCCTAGCGCGCCGTGATGGTCATCATCGCTGCTGAAGCAATCGACGCCCAGGCATTCACGGCGGGAGGCTGGATTGAAGCGGGATCTCAAAATTTAGCTGCTAAATCAGTCCGGCCTCTCCAGCTACGAGAATGGGGCCGCTGACATGCGTTATGCCGTAGGCCCGGCGCTTTTCTTGTTCCGTCGGGATATTGATAGCACATTGCCACCTTTCGATTTGAGTTCTCCCAAAGCAACTGCCAATCCGAGCTCGAATTGCTCAAGTGCGCGACGTTTCTCCGGTAACGCAGCTTCAGCGTTGTTCCGATAGTGCTTCGAGACAACCCCTGTTTGGCCATGCGCCTGCAGAAGGTCAGACAGGCGATCATCAACACCGCACCGCTGCATAAGCTGGGTGCAAGTGCGGCGCAGGTCGCGGGGCGAAAAGGGTGACATCCGCACTCCGTCGACCACAGCATGCTTGGAATCCATCCAATCCGCTATCGCATGGGTCGGACTACTGATAACGAAGGGCTGCTTGCCGTGCGTAGTCCAAGGCCATTGATGGTCACCGCTGATTTCAAGCACGCGCCGCATGATCGAGATCGCACGATCCGAAAGCGGGACCAGGTGCGGCCGGCTCAAGGTCTGCCCGCCCCTTCCCTTACGGTGAACGAGTAGAACAGTGCCCTCTTCCAGGTCGTAGTCAGCCCATGTGGTTTCGATGATGTTCTTGATGCGCTGGCCACCAGTCGCGATTACAAACTTGAACAGCAGCGCCATCACCGGACCAATGCCATCTGTGCTCTCGATCGTCTGCCAAAAGTGCTTCAGCTCAGCATCCGAGAGGGCCCGCTCGACAGGAGCGGAGACCTTCTCCACCTTCACCATTGCGGCCGGGTTGATCTCAAGGCTATAGACCTTGTCGTTTGAGCGCCCTACGACGCTCTCGACCGTAAGGCCATGATTGAAAGCCGCGACAAGGAAAGAACGCATCCGATCGGCCTGGACCTTGGAGCCGCGATTCCAGATCGGGTTGAGGATCGTGAGGATATGCTCTGATCGAATGTCCCGGGCCTTCATCAGCATGATGTCGGGATGGGGGGTTGCCAGGTTGCTCTTGAACAAGCGCTCCAGCTCTTTCACAACGCCTATGGTCGCCTTGGCCCGGCGTGACTCGATGTAATCTAAGAAAAGGTCATGGAAGCTGCCGCGGGCTGCGTCTATCTCAGCCAAGCGCAAGCGCTCAAGCCTCTCTTGTTCCATCCGCGCAGCCGCGTTCTCTTGCTCGATCTCGACTGCTGCCTTCTGTTCAGCAACATACGTCAGGTACTTGGCCAGGCCTCCCGCAGCCGCGGCCTCAACAGAGATACGCATCGCCTCGGCGCGGATTCCATCAAGGGTATGCTCACCTGTCCCTACACGGGGCTTCTTGGAGAGCGTCCCCAGCACCAGCCTCTTATCGCTGTCAGGTGTGCGCTCTCGGTAATAGGCCTGGATTGCACCTGATGCTTTGCGCTCGAGAAGCAGAGTACCTCTTCCGCGAGAACCCACCGGCTCAGACTGTCGGGTTTTTACGGCGTATGCCTCCATCTCAGTCATGCGCGTGCGTCTAGCCATTTTTCCCCGTTGCCTCCACGTTTTCCCCGTTCGATCCCCGTTTTCGATGCAAAGGTACGCTATCGGGTGAAACATAGAAAGACATCAAACAGGCACTATGCAGGGCTTCAGCTGGTAATCACGGCATCCCATGAGAATCTGTGACTTCCCGAAAACCATCAGAGCAAACGGCTTGTAATCAGTAGTTCCCGGGTTCGATTCCTGGTGCCGGCACCATATTTATCAAGGTGTTACGTGCGTTTCTTCATGTCGTTTCGGCAATGCGCGTAACAACCGACGTAACAAGAGGCGTGCACAAGCGCAGATCTGCGTGTCACCCTCGACCAGCCTCCCCCTAGGGGCGACCGCCGTTTGATGTTGACCCATCGGAAAAAGGTTAGGTCGGTTAGGTTTCATGCGAACAGGCTGCATCCCTCTCCGTTTCTGGCCTCCAGAAGACCTCTAAAAGTTAGGTTTTGGTTAAGTAATAGTAATTTCCTTACCTTTATCTATAGTCAGTTTCTCAAAAATAAATCCCTTTAAAATCAGGCACTTGAGAATCCCTAACCTCAAACCTAACCATTCCTAACCATCAAAAGTTAGCGACCAAGCCCAGTAAATCCGGGCCTCTGAGATCCCCCAGCCCCTTCTCCACGAAAACTTACCTTTTTCCGATGGCTCCCCCAGATTCACAGAGCCCCCCCCGTTCGCCACAGAAAACCCCGCCGCTGCAGGGATTCGCAGAACGCCGACACACCTCACCACCTGCCCAAGCCCAGATACTGGGCGGCTTGACCCTGGCTGCAGGGGCGCAGAAATTCCGACACGTTTAGCCCGCAGGCGTGGCGGGGGGACGAGGGCGCGCGCCGGGGTCAGCACCACGCAGCCGGCAGGGCTCGGCAGGCGGCCGCCTTGGTGATACTGTATGCTCATACAGTGCTATTGAATGAGGGTGGTGAGCGTGCTCATCGATGACGAAGGGTTCGAGCTGGGGATACCCAGCCAAGAGGAGATGGCCGCGCACCAGGTCGTGCTGCTCAGGCACGAAAGCGAACAGGCGTGCCACCAGCTCGCGAAGGCGCACGAAGACATGCAGAAGCTGGTGGACATCAACTGGGCGCTCAACCAGGAGATCAACACACTGCGTCATGAACTCAGGGTGGCCAGGGCTCATGCATGCATGGAGACGAACCGACAGCGAGGGAGCGGCATCCCAACTTGGGGTGGCCAGGTGGCTATCCAAGATCGAGGCGAGCCGCTGCTCTACCCCCCGCTTTAACCCCGTATTCATTGGGCCAAACGGGTAAAACGGCTGGCTTGAATGGGCCTGAAGTGGTAGGATTTAATGGGGTTTTTCATGCTGTAACCCCACACGTTTTAAGGTCCTAGGACACAAAAAAGCCGCCTCGATGGGCGGCTTTTCTGTTCCAGCGGCTTTAGTTTCCGTTGCTGGCCGGCACTTCATAGGGGTTGAACCGGATCACCTCCTCCCCCAGCCATTCATTGATCTGCAGCAGCCTGGCCTGCTCGGGCTCCAGCTCGTTCACCGCCCACACCTGGGTAGCCTCACGCACCGAACCGAAGCCACCAGAGTTCTGCGGTACAACGCCCATCAGCTGCGGCGGGATCCGCAGCATGGCCAACTGGTCGTCGCGGCTGATGTTCTTGATCGCACCGAAGTCGTCTTTCGCCGCCACTTCGCTGATCGGGATGAGTTGAATGCCGTCCTTCTTGCCGTTGGGCGCGTACATGAACAGATTGCGGAAGTTGCCCGGCCCCTTGCTGCTCTTCATCGCCTTGCGCAGATCGTCGACGAAGTCTTCGTTCTGGGCGGCATCGGTCATGTAGAGGATGAACCCGGCGTGACTGCCGTTCTGGTAGTACTTGCGCCGGAACAGCGTGGCCGATTCGTTGAGCAGCGCGGCCTGCAGCGCTGGCAACCATTCGGGCAGGCCATAGACCTCCTGGTTGATGTCGGCCACGCGCAGGTGGCAGATGCTGCCCACGCGGAACTCGTAGTCGTCTCGCCAGCCTCGCACCTGGTAGTAGGTCTCCAGATCGGAGCCTCGGCGCATGTACTTCGCCAGGCAAGGCCGCAGCCCCAGGGTATCGCGCAGCATGTTGTCGCGCTTCTCCAGGTAAAGATTGCCCGACCAGCCTAGGTCCATGACGATTTGCTCGAAAGCCTGACGACTCAGCAGTTTGTGGGGTCTGAACGTCCGCGCCAGGGCGTTGCGCTTGAAGATCAGCCCAGACTGCAGGTAGACGCTGGCCTTGGAGGAGCGCGCCAGGCCATCCAGCGATACCGGCGGCTCGTACCAACGGCCATTGTTGTAGCACTCCAGATAATCCAGGATCTCCCGCCCGTCCAGAACCGGTGTCGGGTCGCCGAATGTGAAGGCCTCGGCTCGGGCGCCGGGGTTGGCCAGCAGCTCCCCAGCGGGCGCCGGCACGGCGCCGGCCTGATCGATGTTGCCCATCAGAAGATCTCCATAATGCGTGTGTTGGTTGCGGTCTGGCCTTCGAGCGGCTCGTTGTGCAGTGCGTGGAAGAGCGCCCAGGCCAGGTCGGCATGACCGGTGGCCTCGTTGCGGCCTGCGGTGTACGTGAATTGGCGACCGCCAGGGGTGACGGTTTTGCGGATGGCCATGAGCGACTGGGCGATGTCGGTTGCGCCGGCATCGAACTCCAGTCGGCCCTTGCTGATCACGTCCCAGGCCTTCATGACCAGGCGTGTCTTGACCTCCGGGTTGTAGCTGAAGGTGCGCAATGCCGGGAAGAACTGGCGCACCAGCTGCGCGACGGCGCTGCCCATGCCCGTGGTGTCGATCCCGATGTATGCGACGTTGTAGCGTTTGGTGATTTGCCGGATGGTCTCGGCCTGCGTGTTGAAGTCCATCCCGCGAAACTGGTGCTTCTCCAGGACGAAGAACTTCCCGCCCGGTACCAGTGGCGGCGACACCACTACCAGGCCGGCCGAGTCGCCGCTTTCCGCTGGGTCGTAGCCCACCCACACCGGCCGTTCACCGTAAGGACGGGCGGCGAATGGGCTGTAGTCCGGCCAGTCCCAGCTTTCCACCATGCAAGGCTGCAGCATGCTCAACGGGAAGATGCTCGCGCCGTCGTCCACGAATTGGCACATGAGCAGGTTCTGGAACGCTGCTGCGTCGTACTCCAGCCGCAGCTCGTCCAGGTCGAACAGGTCACAACCCCTAGATTCAGCATCCATGATCGTAACGATCTGGCGCCAGATCTTGTCCTCGCACAGTCTGCCCTGCTGCAGAGCCTCATGGGTCACATCCAGCTGGATGTGCTGAGCGGCAGGCTTCCCCTTGTTGATCCGCTCGCCGGTCCACCAGGTGTAGGCCGGGTGCGCCATGCTGCTCGGCGTCGAGAAGTAGGTCTTGCGCCACTTCTTGTGCAACGCCATGCCCGAAGCGACCTTGTTGATTTCGGTGAAGCCGTGCACCCAGAAGAATTCGTCGAAGTAAAAGTTGCCGGATCGGCCCTGGGCGGTGCGGAAGTTCGTGCCCAGGAAGTGCAGCTCGGCGTTGTTCCAGAGCACAATGGGGTCGCCAGTCAGCTTGATCCCCAGCACCTCATTGAGAAACGCCTGCATGTAGGTCTTGAACTGGTGCGCCTGGGCCTTACTGGCCGACAGGAAGATCTGGTTGCGACCGGTCGTAATGGCGTCGATCAGTGCTTCCCGGGCAAAGTAGAACGTGGCACCGATCTGCCGGCTCTTCAGGATCATTCGGGTACGCTGGTTGCCGGCGCGGTACCAGTCGAGTTGGTAGTCGAAGCAGCTGTCCCGGAAAGCATCGACCAGCTGCTCGATCTGGTCCTCGTCCAGCTCATTGCGCTTGGGCTGCTTCTTGGGCCCTTCGTTACGCTTGGCGATGTTGGGGTTGAGATCGGTTTCGGTACCGCCCGCCTGGTACCGCTGAATGCGCGACTGCCGCTCCAGCTGGCGATGGAGCAGATCAATCTCCTTGAAGTCACCGCTGGTCTTGCTGTCCTTAAGGATCAGCTGCACCAACCGCGCCTCCAGGGCCCCGCCGATGCGCTCGACATTGTCGGCCCGATCCCATTCGTCTCGGGCCTTCCAGCTGTGGACGGTCTTCTCTTTCTCGTCGAGGTAGTCGGCGATATCGGTGATGCGCCAACCGGTCCAATACATGAACTTGGCTTGGCGGCGCGGATCCATCGTGGGTTGGGCGGTAGTGTTCATGGCGCCGATGCTGCCGCTCGCGCGCGAGTTCACCCACTGGCGCCCGCTGTAGCCTCCAGGCCTACAAGTCCAACGCGTTGCCGTGGCTCAGCCGGCTGCGGACCATGCCCCTCATCGCAAGGCACAACGCCACCGCACTGAGGACTGCCCACATGGCCGCAAGCAACGCCCCCGCCAAGAACTACCGCTCCGACTGGTTCCGCATCTTCGTCGAGGGCGCAACCACTGACGGCCGCACCATCGAACGCTCCTGGATCGAGCAGATGGCCGCGACCTACGACCCGAAAACCTACGGCGCCCGCCTCAATTGCGAGCACATTCGCGGCCTGGGCCCGGACACCCTGTTCGGTTCATTCGGCGACGTGCTGGCCCTTAAAGCAGAAGAGGTCGAGATCAACGGCGAGAAAAAGCTCGGCCTGTACGCGAAGATCGAGCCGACCGCGAGCCTGGTCGAGCTGAACAAGAAAGGCCAAAAAATCTACACCTCGGCAGAGGTGCGACCGAACTTTGCCGAGACCGGTAAGGCTTACTTGGTGGGGCTGGCTGTCACCGACAGCCCGGCCAGCCTGGGTACCGAGGCACTCAAGTTCAGTTCGCAGAGCGGCCTGGCCGCTCGCAAGCAGCATCAGGACAACCTGTTCAGCGCTGCTGAGGAGGTCACCCTCAAATTCGAGGAAGTCGTCGAAACCCCGTCCATGTTCGCTGCATTGCGCGACAAGGTCGGTGGCCTCCTCAAGTCGAGCAAGGAAAAGGAAGGCAAGGACGCCGACAACTTCGCCGCCCTGGGCGAGCTGATCGAGCAGATCGCAATCCATGGCGCCGAACAGGCCGAAGCCTTCACGGCGGAGAAAACCGCACGCGAGAAGCTCCAGGCCGATCACGACAAGCTGTCGAAAGAGTTCAACGAGCTGGTCGAGCGCCTGGGCAAAACCGAAGACCACTCCCAGACCAACCGCCCACCAGTGACCGGCGGCGACGGGCAGATCCAGGCCGAATACTGATCCCCGCAGCCCCACAGACCACCAGTTCGGAGAACCACCATGCAGAAAGAAACCCGGATCGCCTACAACGGCTACCTGGCCAACCAGGCCAAAATCAACGATGTCGTCTCGGTTACCGAGACATACACCGTCGCGCCCAACCCAGCCCAGAAGCTGGAAACCGCCATCCAGGAATCCAGTGCATTCCTGAAGAAGATCAACATCATCGGCGTTGACGAGGCGGAAGGCGAAGCCATCCTGCTCGGCGTCAATGGCCCAACGGCCAGCCGTACCGCCACCGGTCCCAACAAGCGTCGCCAACCACGCGACGTGGCCGCGCTGACCTCGGACAGCTACGCCTGCAAGAAGACCAACTTCGACACCGCCATCCCCTATGCGCGGCTCGACGCTTGGGCAAAGTTCAAAGACTTCCAGACTCGCCTGTCCGGCTCGATCGCAGAGCGCCAAGGCCTGGACCGCATCATGATCGGCTTCAACGGCAAAAGCGCCGCCGCCGACACCGACCTGGCTGCCAACCCGATGCTGGAGGATGTGAACATCGGTTGGCTGCAGAAGATGCGCGAGCGAGCCCCGGAACGGGTCATCGATGAAGGCACCAAAGTTGCCGGCAAGGTCACCGTTGGCGCGACCGGTGACTACAAGACCCTCGACGCCCTGGTGTTCGACGCCATCCAACTGCTCGACCCATGGCATCGCAAGCGCACCGACCTGGTCGTGATCGTGGACCCTGCTCTGTTGCATGAGAAGCAGCTCAAGGCGCTGGAAAAAGGCGCGGACTCCAACCAGGAAGCCAACGCAGCCGACGAGATCATCATCAAGACCCGCCTGGGTGGTAAGCCGATCGAATACGATGCCCCGTTCTTCATCGAAGGCGGTGTGTGGGTTGGCCCGTTGTCCAACCTGTCGATCTACGTCCAGAACGGCAAGCGTCGCCGTAACATCCGCGACGAACCAGACGCCGACCAGGTCGCCGATTACCAGTCCTCGAATGAGGCCTACGTCGTGGAAGACTTCGGCGCCTGCGCCCTGGTCGAGAACATCGAGAAGGTCTAACCATGACACTTACCCTTGCCCAACGTACCCGTATGCGCAAGCTGGCCGCCAAGGAGGCGGCCACCACCGCCCCTGCTGCCTTGATGGAGGGCCTCACCAGCTATGAGCTGATGCTCGCCAAGCTGCAGCAGGACCAACTACGCCTCAAGCAGGTGCAATCGAAGCAGGCCAAGGCCAGGCTCAAGAAGATTCTGTTGCCGGAATACGTCCCGTATGTCGTCGGCATCCTTGAGGCAGGCAAGGGCGCTCATGACGACGTACTGACCACCGTAATGATCTGGCGCTTCGATGCCGGTGATTTCCCGGGCGGTCTGGACATTGCTGAGTATGTGCTGAAGCACAATCTGCCGACCCCGAACCGCTTTGCCCGGACCACCGGTTGCCTGATCGCCGAAGAAGTCGCCACGGCCGCGCTCAACGCTCAGAAGGCTGGCGATACGTTCCCAGTTGACGACCTGCTCCGCACCGCCCTGCTCACGGAAGAGCAAGACATGCCAGATGAAGCCCGCGCCAAGCTCAAACTGGCGCTGGCACGCGCAACGCTGCAAGGCCTCGACGAGAGCAATCCAGGCCCGCCAGGCCAAGTAGAAGCGGGGGTCGAGCTGCTGCAGGACGCCATCAAGCTCGACAATGCCTGTGGCGGGAAGAAAGACCTGGAGCGCGCAGAGCGCCTCATCAAGAAACTCGCTGGCCCCGCCAGCTAACCGAGCGTCCCACGCAACCCGGCGGCTCGGGGCGGATCAGCGGCCATTGGCTCAGCTGTGAAGCCCCGACCACCGCCGACCTATTCAGAGCGCGACCATGAGCGGATTCATTGCCGGCGGCCAGGTGACGAGCGAATCGGTACCGGGAACCCACATCAACAGCCACCCCTTCTGGCCGTCCATTGACCTGGACAAGCTGCGGGAAACCCTGCGCATCGACTCCAGCGTCACCGCTGCCCGCCTCGAAACTGCCGTTGTCGCAGCGATCATCAGCATCAATCGGGACCTGGCCAAGTGGCGAGTAGCCCGGCAGGCCGAGGGTTTCAACGCCCTTGCCGACGTTCCAGATGACGACCACCTCACCAACGTTGAGCGCGTGCACCTCTACGTGCGTGCCGTCGAATGCGCTGCCGGCGCCGAAGTCTGCGAGCGGTACCGCGGGTATGACACGGCAGCCAGCGGCGGCAAGAACGCCGATGAGTCGGCGCCGACGATCGATGACTACCGCCGCGACCAGCGCTGGGCCGTCCGTGACTTCCTGGGCAGCTCGCGCACTACTGTGGAGTTGCTGTGATGAACAAACTGGAAACCATCGACTGGAACGAGATCTCCCAGCGCGGGCTGCTGGCCCGCATCAACCGGGAAATCATGCATCCGCTGGGCCTGGCTGTTTGCCGCAACCCAGAAACAGGCGCGTCACCTGGTGCGATAGTCAGCGACAACGGCCCATGGGTTTACCCAGAGGACGTAGACGCCCTGGGCTCACCTGAGAGCAGCGACTAATGGCCGATCAACTGCGTACACGGCAAAACGAAACCGTCGACGCCGTCTGTTGGCGTCACTACGGCCGCACCGCTGGCGTGGTCGAGGCCGTACTCGAAGCCAACCCCGGCCTGGCCGGCCACGGGCCGGTGCTCCCGATCGGCCTCCTCATCAACATGCCCGAACAGCAAACGGCAGCCCCTGACCGCCAGATGGTGCAGCTGTGGGACTGACTGCGCGCCTCAACCACCAACCATGGAAGGACACACATGCCTGACCGCCCCGAAACCTGGACCTGGCTCGCAGCCTGGCTGGAACACAACTGGCCCGCCCTGTATGCCGGCGGCCTGGCCATCGTTATTGCCGCCCTGCGGGTGATCTACGGCGGGGGTGGGATCCGCCGCATGGCCGTCGAAGCCCCGCTCTGTGGTGCATTGGCGCTATCGGCCAGCCACGGCTTGTCGCTGATCGGCATCCCAATCAGCGCGGCCCCGTTCTTCGGGGGCGTCATTGGCCTACTGGGCGTCGAGTTCACCCGTGCAACCGCGAAGAAGTTCTTCACCCGCAAAGAGGGAACAGCATGACCACTCTTCGATATGGCGACCGCTCCCAAGCGGTTCGCGAGCTGCAACGACTGCTCAATACCAAGGGCGCCAAGCTGGAAACTGACGGTGCCTTTGGCGATGCCACCGAGGCCGCCGTCCGGGCCTACCAAGAGAAAGTCGGGCTCGTTTCCGACGGCGCCGCCGGTCCGAAGACCATGGCCAGCCTGCAAGGCCTAGACACCAGTAAGCTCCTCAGACATTCCGATCTGGTCCAGGCCTCCGCCCGTCTCGGCGTGCCAATCGCGGCTGTGTATGCCCTGAACGAGGTCGAATCGAATGGCCGCGGCTTCCTGGATAACGGCAAGCCGGTGATCCTCTTCGAGCGTCACGTCATGTTTGACCGCCTGCAATTGGTTCGCTCGCCTGGTGATGACCAGGAGCAGCTGCACCAGCGCGCCGAGCAGCTGGCCAAGCAGGTGCCCAACCTGGTCAACCCGAAAGCCGGCGGTTACATCGGCGGTAGCGCTGAGCATCAGCGCCTCGCTCAGGCCCTGCAGTTGAACGACGTAGCGGCACTGGAGTCCGCCAGCTGGGGCGGTTTCCAAGTCATGGGCTACCACTGGGAACGGCTCGGCTATACCAGTATCCGCGACTTCGTGTCGGCCATGAATCGCAACGAAGCCGAGCACCTGGAGGCCTTCGTTCGGTTCATCGAGACCGATCCGACGCTGCACAAGGCGCTGAAGGCCTTGAAGTGGGCCACCGTGGCCAAGCTCTACAACGGTCCCAACTACCAGCGAAACCTGTACGACGTGAAACTTGAGCGGGCATTCGAGCGCCACCAGGACCGTGCACTTGTTCAGGGGGCAGCATGAGCAAACAGCTAATCGACAGCCTCACTGTGCACCGTATCCAGCCAAACGATGTCCTGGTGCTTCCCGATGACTTCGATCGGGATCAGCTCGAAGAGCTGAGCAAGGCGTTGCATCAGCTCAAGGCCACGCCCTGCTTAGTTGTCATCGGCGGCCTGCAGCAATTGGACGAGTCCGACATGAACGCTCTGGGCTGGTACCGGAAATGATTGACCTGCGCCCTGCCCCATTCCTGCTCGCCGGCGCCATTGTGATACCGCTCGTCCTCACCCTTGCGATCTGGGGAGTCGACCAGTATCTCGATGCCAGCGATTTAAAGACCAAGCGCCTGGAGGAGCAGCTCGCCACCGCCCAGGGCATGGCAGAGCGCAACCTCGCCAACACCAACGAACTGATAGCCACCCTGGCGACCATCCGTGACGGCCAGGCCAAGCTGCTCACGCTCCAGGGCGAGCTGCGCACAGGCATGGCACAGCGCGAGCGCCAGATCGAGGATCTCAAGCATGAAATCAAGGAACTGCAGGAGTGGGCTGATCGCCCTTTGCCTGATGCTGCTCGCCGGCTGCGCGAAAGACCGGCCATCACAGGCGCCGACGCTTACCGTGAGTGGCTGTCCGGTAGTGGTACCGTGCACGTTGCAGGCGACAAGCCCGGCCAGCAACGGCCAGCTACTGACTGACCAGGAACGCACCGAGCTGGCCTGGGCCGAGTGCGCAGCCCAAGTCGACCTCGTTTATCAGCACCAGGTGAACCATGGACAAGCCCAATAGCCTTCGCGAGCACCTGCTCGCTGCCGTTCCAGGACTGAAGCCCAACCCCGACCGGCTGCTCATGTTCGTTGATGCCGGGAAAGTGCGTTGCACCGCGGCTGCGAGCCTCTCGTTTGAGTACGCTTACACCCTGCAGATCATCCTGACCGACTTCGCCGGCCACCCCGATAGCGTGATGCTGCCCATTCTCGGCTGGATCAGGACTCACCAGGCCGAGCTAATGGTCAATCTGGAAAAATCCGCCGACGGCATCAAGTTCGAGGCCGACATCCTGGACAACTCCAAGGTCGATATGAGCATCACCCTGGCCCTGACTGAGCGGGTTGTCGTCAAGCGACAGGATGACGGCAAGTTTCAGGTAGCCCACGCACCGGACCAGCCCTACGAGCCCTTCGTAGAGCACGGCCCGATAAGCGTATACGCCGGTAATGAACTGGTTGCCCAATGGCAGCCGCCTGCACCACCGGACGCCATGGCCCTAGCCGCAACTCACCCACGGCGCCCGACTCATGGCTGACCTGCGCGACCTGGAAGACTTTGCCGGACCTCTGCTGCAGCAGCTGGAGCCCGCAGGCCGAGCGAAATTGGCCAAGTCCTTGGCTCAGCAGCTGCGCCGCAACCAGCAACAGCGGATCGCCAGCCAGCACAACCCTGACGGGACCCCGTTCGCCCCTAGGCGGACTCACAAGTTGCGCGAGAAGCAAGGCCGCGTGAAGGGTAAGGCCCGGATGTTTCTGAAGCTGCGCAAGTCCAGCTTCCTGAAGGCCAGCGGTGACGCGCGCGGCGTAAGTGTCGGCTTTACTGGCCGCGTCGGGCGAATCGCCCGTGTCCACCAGTATGGTTTGCGTGACCGGATCGCCCCCCGCGGACCTGTAGCCCAGTACGAGCAACGCCAGCTGCTCGGCGTTAGCGGTACCGACCTGGACGCGCTGAAAGACGCCCTTCTCGCTCACCTCAGCCTGTAGAACCGGGCGCTACAAGGGTCGCCTGCTGCGCTCACGCGTGCGCGGCGCGACCATCGCGCCATGAACAGCACCGCCGAAATCAACCGCCTACTCGAAAACCTGGTCCGCCTTGGCACGATTGCCGAGGTGCAGCATGTGCCGCCCCGTGTTCGCGTGAGCACTGGCGAGCTGCTGACGACCTGGCTGCCCTGGCTCGCGCTGCGTGCCGGCGCCGACCAGGAGTGGGACCCACCTACCCAAGGCGAGCAGGTCATTCTGCTATCTCCCAGCGGCCAGTTGACTAATGGCGTGGCTATTACCGGCCTATTCAGCGACCTGATCCCCGCCAATGGCGACCGCGCCGGTCTTCACCGCCGGACCTATGCAGATGGGGCTGTCGTGGAATACGACAGCGTCGCCCATTTCTTGCGCGCCGTGCTTCCCGATGGTGGCACCACCGAACTGATCAGCGACGGCGGCATCCGCATCGTCGGCGACATCACCCACCAAGGAAACTACACCCAGACCGGCAACCAGAACGTTACCGGCAAGGTAACCGTCACCGAGGATGTCATCGCCAATGGCGTCAGCCTGGTCAATCACCTGCACGACGGTGTGATGTTCGGCCCGGCCAAAACTGGGAAGCCAGTGAAATGAACCGTCATACGGGAGAAACCATCGCCGATGAGGACCACATCGCCCAGTCCCTGGTGGACATCCTCAGCACGCGCATCGGAACCCGGGTTATGCGCCGTGACTACGGCAGCTTGATCCCTGATCTCATTGATCAGCCATTGAACCCGGCCAATCGCCTGCGCCTGTACGCCGCATCTGCTGCAGCAATCATGCAATGGGAGCCTCGCATCACACTGGCAATGGTCCGCCTCGATGTCGACTCCTTGTCGGGTGCCGCGATCCTGGAAATCGAAGCGAAGCACAACGACACAAATGCCCCTCTGAGCATTCGCTCACAGGTTCAGCTGGGAGCCGCGCTATGACCGCCACCCGCATGATCGACTTGAGCTTGCTGCCCGCACCGGACATCGTCGAAATGCTCGACTTCGAGGCCATTCTCGAAGAGCGCAAGGCAACCCTGCTCAGTTATTACCCGCCCGAGGAACAAGCAGCCATTGCCGCACGCCTGGCACTTGAGTCCGACCCGATGACCAAGATCCTGGAGGAAAGCGCTTACCGTGAACTGGTGCTGCGCCAGCGCGTAAATGACGCGGCCAAGGCCAGTCTGCTCGCCTACGCAACCGGGGCTGATCTGGACAACCGGGCAGCTGATTACGGCGTGAAGCGCCTAACCGTCACCCCAGCCCAGCCTGACACCATCCCACCCGTGCCGGCGGTGATGGAGGATGACGAAGCGTTGCGCTACCGCACGCGGTTGTCGCTGGAAGGCTTGTCCGTCGCTGGTAGCCGCGGAGCATATGAATTCCATGGGCTGAGCGCCTCCGCCAGCATTGCTGGTGTATCGGTCGACTCCCCGACCTTCGTTGCTGTTGCCGTGAGCGCTGCCCTGAAAGCCCAGTTACCGGCCGGTGCCATTGTCCTGGTATGCGATTACCCCGCCGGGCTCACCGATCCGCTACCTGGTGACGTGTCGCTCGCGGTTCTGCCGGCCGTCAACAGCCAGATTCCCGGCGCGGAGCTGGCGAACCTGGTGCAGAAGGCTCTCTCTGCTGAGGATGTGCGCCCGGTCACCGATCGGCCGAGAAGCCAGCTGGGCCAGGCGACCGACTACACCATTGAGGCCGTGCTCGAACTTGAGTCCGGGCCGGACCCGACTGTCGTACTGGCCACAGCAAAAGCAAAGCTCGACGCGGCCATTGCTGACGCCAGGCAGCTGGAGGGTGAGCTGTCTATCTCGGGCGTGTACGCCGCTCTGCACACTGCTGGCGTAAAACGCGTCCGCTTGGCCAAGCCCACTGGCGACCTCACGACCGACAAGAGGCACTACCCCAACTGCACGGCAGTCAAGCTGAGCACTGAGGTGGTCGCTTGAACCTGCTGCCGATCAACTCGACCCGCCTGGAGCGGATCCTCGCGGTCGCCTGCAACTTCGGGATCGATCCTGAAGTAATCCGCGGGATTGCCGACTCGACCCGCTGCCCACCCGACTTCCTGCCCTGGCTCGCCTGGGCAATGAAGGTTGAAGGCTGGGAAGCGGCCGAGACGGGAGAGCAGCAGCGCGCCCTGATCCGTGAAGCCATCCCCGTGCACAAGACCAAGGGCACGGTCGGCGCAATTCGCCGAGTGTTGGCCGCTGTAAAGGTCAATGCCGAGTTCAAAGAGTGGTATCTGATCCCAGACGGTGTGCCTTACACGTTCCACTTGACCGCTTGGGCCAACCAGAACCGTGAGGGTGAAGGTTCGGTTATCTCGCCAGAGCTCGGCGCACGCCTGCGTGCTCTGGTCGACGCCACCAAGAACGAGCGCAGCCATTACGAATTTCGCCTCGGCGCTCGATTCGATGGCGGCCTCCAACTGGGTAATGCCAATCGCAGCAGTGTGGTTCAGCGCCTTTCCGTAGATGCCCAGCCAGTGCCTGTCGATCCTGCAAGCCAGAGATTACAGATGGCCAACGCAGCCAGGTCGCTCAGCGTTTCTCGAGTCTTCGCAGAAGCGAAGGGCGTTTCAATTAATGCCGAGTCAGCGCTCCGGTTCGCCAGCGCGTCTCGGACCAAAGTAATCGTGCGAGCTACCATGGAGGCCGTTCTATGAGCGTTGCCCTACAACCCGTCATCACGAAAGCCGGTCTGGCCGCGATCCTGCGTGCCGACAACACCGGAATTGCAGCTCAAATTACCCACATCGCATTGGGCACATCTGCATATACCCCAAATGCAGACCAGAAGAGCCTCATAGCGCAAACCGCCAAGTATCCGATTGCTGGCGGCGAACGCCTGAGCAGCACTCAGTTGCATCTCACAGCGATAGCAGACGGGGAACGAGCGTTCTGGGTTAGGGAGATTGGTTTCCTACTGAGCGACGGTACGCTGCTGGCGGTCTGGTCGCATCCCACTGAGGCATTAGCCTACAAGTCGGCCAGCACCGATCTACTGCTGGCATACGACCTATCTCTGGCCGCCCTGCCGGCCAACAGTGTGACCATTATCAGCAACGAAGCAGGCCTGAGTTTGAGCCTGGCTGAGCCGCTTGCCGCACAAGCGGCGGCTCACATGGCGGAAGTTCTCCGCGGCCTCAAGCGCCAGGATCAACTGGACCTATTGGCGGAAAAGCAAAGGATAGCTGGGGAATATCTCTCCAACCTGATGACCCGAATGAAGGCCGTAGAGCAGCGGCAGGACGCTGATCGAGACGGCTTGTTGAGCGCGCTCGCGTCCAACGCAACAGCGACTATTGCGCTGCAAAATCTTTTCTTACAACACATCACCGGAGCATAAAAGCCATGAGCCTGGAAACTGAAATCGCAGCCCTGACCACAGAGGCCAGAGGCCTGCTCAACTACTTCACTGGAATTCGAGCCAGCATTAATGACACCGTCGCCAAAGCGGTCGCAGCGGTGCCGACCATGAAGAAAATTTTCTATCTCAACGCTTTGTCCGGATCGGACACCAACGACGGTTTGACCAGCGACAAGCCGCTTAAAACTATTGAGAAAGCGGTAGCGATGACCCCGGTGGGTGGTGTGTGCAGCCTCCGCTTGCAGACCGATTACGATATGACCACCGAGATCAATATCGAAAACATCAAAGTCGAACTGCGCTCAGACGTTATTGCGACTAAGCGCACTTTGCGGCCGAAATACTTCAAATCTACCGACGGTCTGACCACCTATATCGCTAACTTTGCGGCTTTGCTGGGGGCCGAGGTCAGTCTGCGTGATATGACCCTGGTGATGCCTACTGCCACCGCCGTGACACCAGCGGCGACAGGTGGTGGGAATGCATTCCTCAAGGTCAATGCCAGCTCGCCAGCCACCATGCTGGGCGTGAAGCTAGTTAACTGCGACGTGACTGATGAGGCCGGCGCGACCGCATTTCTGACTTCTGGATCGGTATCTGGCCTGGTTCTGTCGGTGACCGGTACAACTTTCCCGGCAGGCTTTGCTGGTCGCTACTGTGCCGCCGTTGCCGCGGGTACCAGTGCGTCCGCAGTCAACAACCTGGTTACCAACCTGAACACTCTGTAAGGACTTGCCACCATGCAAACCAATAACCTAAACCTGATCTATCGCGGCCAGGCCTGGGTGGGCTTTACCTTCGCCGACTTGCCGCTGGATGCAGCATTGCAAGTAGCCTGCGGACAGATCGACCAAGCGGCTGACATCGCCCGCGCTTCAATCGTCAACGATCCGCTGCGTGCTTTGGAACATGAGCGAGCAGCCAGCGAGGCGCGCACTTTCCGGCAATCCGGCTACTCCGGTGAAACGCCGCCATATGTTAAAGCATGGGCCGAAGCTGCTGATTTGGAGCCACAAGCAGCCGCCGACAGCATTCTGGCCAAGGCTGATGCATGGGATCAGGTTCTGCTTACGATTCGCGGCGTACGCCTTAAGGGCAAGCAGGAAGCGCTCAAAGCGATCACTCACAATGCTGCAGAAATCATTGCTGACGCCGCTATTGCTCAGATCAAGGGCTGCGTGGAAGCGGCCGACATCGCGTAGTGACCCTGTAGGAGCCAGGGCTACAAGTCCCCGCAATCGCTTCCCCGCCGCGCGCGCGGCAGCCTGTGCAGTGTCATCCACCCACTGCACAGGCTCACCACCATGGCCGACGAATACCATCACGGCGTCAGGGTCCTCGAAATCAACGAGGGCACCCGTCCAATTCGCACCGTATCCACCGCTGTAGTCGGCATGGTCTGCACTGCAGAAGACGCCGACGCCACCGTTTTCCCGCTGAACACCCCTGTTCTCATCACCAACGTCCAAAGCGCTGTCGGCAAGGCCGGTACCAAGGGCACTCTGGCTGCGAGCCTCCAGGCGATCGCTGACCAGACCAAAGCGCTCACCATCGTGGTTCGCGTAGCCGAAGGCACCAGCGAGGCCGAAACCAGCAGTAACGTCATTGGCACCACCAACGCCCAGGGCAAGTACACCGGCATGAAGGCCCTGCTCGCGGCGCAATCGCAGCTGCAGGTAAAGCCGCGCATCCTCGGCGTACCAGGTCTGGACACCCAGCCGGTAGCCACCGCCCTGGTCGCCCTGGCGCAGCAGCTGCGCGGCTTCGCATACGTGAGCGCCAACGGCTGCAGCACCAAGGAAGAAGCTACCGCCTACCGCGAGAACTTCGGCGCCCGTGAGGTCATGGTCATCTGGCCCGACTTCAATGCCTGGAGCACTACGGACAACGCCACCGTTGTAGCCCCAGCCGTGGCCCGTGCCCTGGGCCTGCGCGCCAAGCTGGACCAAGAGATTGGCTGGCACAAAACCCTGTCCAACATCCCGGTTGAAGGCGTCACCGGCCTGTCTGCCGATGTCTTCTGGGACCTGCAGAGCCCATCCACCGATGCGAACTACCTCAACAGCAACGAGGTAACCACCCTCATCAACGAGAGCGGCTTCCGCTTCTGGGGCAGCCGTACCTGCACCGACGATCCGCTGTTCGCATTCGAGAACTACACGCGTACCGCCCAGGTGCTTGCCGACACCATCGCTGAAGCGCACTTGTGGGCGATGGACAAGCCCATGCACAGCTCCATGGTGCGCGACATCCTGGAAGGCATCAATGCCAAGTTCCGGGAAATGGTCGCCGGGGGTTACCTCATCGGCGGCAGCGCCTGGTACGACGAGGAGGCGAACACCGCCACCACGCTCAAGGCCGGCAAGCTCTACATCGATTACGACTACACGCCTGTGCCGCCGCTGGAAGACCTCACGCTGCGCCAGCGCATCACTGACCGCTACCTGGCGAACTTCGCCAGCAGCATCAACGGCTGACGGAGAATCCTGCTATGGCACTGCCTCGCAAGCTCAAGAACATGAACCTTTTCAACGACGGCAACAGCTACCTCGGGGTATGCAAGTCCGTCACGCTGCCAAGTCTGGCCCGGAAAATGGAGGCGTACCGTGGCGGCGGCATGAACGGCTCCGCCAAAGCCGATCTGGGCCTCTCCGACGATGGCCTGCAGATGGAGTGGAAGCTCGGCGGCCTGGACCTGATCGTCCTCCGTCAATTCGGCGCCGTGAAGGCTGATGGCGTCATGCTGCGCTTCACCGGCAGCTATCAGCAGGACGATACGGCCGAATACACCAGTGCCGAAGTTGTGGTCCGCGGCCGCCACGAAACCATTGAAATGGGCGAAGCCACTCCAGGCGAAGACACCGAGCACTCGGTCACCACCGCCCTCACCTACTACAAGCTCACCGTCAACGGTGAAGTGATCATCGAAATCGATGTCCTCAACTTCATCGAAGTCATCAACGGCGTCGACATGCTCGCCGAGCAGCGCCGCGCCCTCGGCATCTAACCCACTACCCCGGAGTTCCCATGGAAAACACCCAACAAAGCGTCGAAGTCGAAGCCAAGGAAGTCGTCCTGGACGAAAACACCGTACAGCTCGACACCCCCGTAAAGCGCGGCAACACCGTCATCGAGCACGTCACCCTGCGCAAGCCGAACTCTGGCGAGCTGCGCGGCCTGCATCTGGCTGAGCTGCTGAACTGGGATGTCGGCAGCCTCATCAAGCTGCTGCCTCGCATCTGCCAGCTGAATGCTCAGGAAGTGGCCCAGCTGGACCCGGCCGACCTGGTCGCCCTGGGCGGCAAGGTCACTGGTTTTTTGCTGCAGAAGCAGACGAAGACGGACGCATCCCTGGTTGCGTAGAAGACGCCATGGCCGACCTGGCCGTGGTTTTCCACTGGGCGCCGGCAGACATGGATCTGCTGAGCGTCCGAGATCTGATGGATTGGCGCGAGCGAGCACGCGCAAGGAGCGTTAGCAATGGCGAATGATCTACGGCTGAGGTTGTTGCTGGACACCGTGGACAAAGCCACTGCCCCGCTGCGCCAGATCAACAAGGGCGGGCAGGAAACCGCCCGCGCCCTCAAGGCAACCCGTGACCGCCTCAAGGAACTGAACGCCCAGCAAAAGGATGTCGGGGCTTGGCGGGAGCAAAACGCCCAGGCCCGCCAGACGGCGCAGGCTCTCGACGCAGCGCGTGCGAAGGTGAAGCAAATGGGCCGGGAAATGTCCGCTGTGGACGCCCCGACCAAGAAGATGACGGCAGAGTTTCAAGCCGCCATCCGGGCCACGAACGAGCTGAAGCAGAAGCACAGGGACGAGCAGGAGGCTCTGCGCGGGCTACAGCGCCGTCTGGGCGAAGCGGGTATCGACACACGCAAGCTCAACCAGCACAACGCGGCACTGCGCCAGGAAATGGCGCAGACCAACCACACCATCGAGCAGCAGGAAGCCAGGCTCAAGCAACTGGCGGCCACCCAGCGCAAGGCAGCGCAGGCCAAGGAACGGTTGGATAAGGCACAGGATCGTGCCGGCAAGGGCATCGGATTGGGTGCCGCAGGTATCGCCGCAGGCGTCGGCGCAGGCGTGGCCGGTGCCGCGTTGATCGCGCCTCAGATGGAGGTTGTGCACCAAGGATCTATGATCGCGGCTCAGTCGGGTGAGTCCGCCGATCGCGCTCAACAGTACACGCAGATAGTCCGAGAAATCCGTACTGACGGAGTCAGTACAAACGTTGAAGAGATCGGCGCGGCTGTGTCCGCAGCGAAAAGTACTCTGGGTGCATTGGGCGATGTCAGCAACAAAGAGCTCGACAGCGCGGCACGCAAAGCCCTGAACCTCGCTCAAATCATGGGCATTGATGTAGCCGAAGCCATGCAAATGGTAGGTGTAATGCTTCAGAACAAAATGGCCAAAAGCAGCGACCACGCGTTCGACCTTGTAACTGCTGGCATGCAGAAAATTTCAACGCAAATGCGGGGTGAAATACCCGAAATTCTGCAGGAATACTCCACGCACTTCCGTGGAATGGGTTTTAGCGGCGAAGAAGCCATGAGCCTTTTGGTCAAACAGGCAGCACAAGGCAAGTTCGCATTGGACAAGACCGGTGACGCCATCAAGGAGTTCTCAATACGCGGGTCGGACATGTCCAAGACCAGCCAAGAGGCCTACGCTTCTATCGGCCTGAACGCGACCAAAATGTCGTCTGCAATTGCTAAAGGCGGAACCGATGCGCGTCAGGCACTCACCAAGACTGCTAATGCCCTGCTGCGCATTAAAGATCCGGCAGAGCGAGCCAATGCAGCCATTTCCCTCTTCGGTACACCTGTCGAAGACCTGGCTGTCGATCAAATTCCCGGCTTCCTAAAGGCTCTCGCTGATGGAACCACCGCTCTCGGAGACGTAACAGGCGCCGCCGAACAGATGGGCACAACCTTCCGTGACAACCTGAGCGGTGACCTGGACAAGCTCACCGGCACCTGGAGCGCGCTGATTGGCTCGCTCATGGACGGCCAGAACGGCGCGCTTCGCGACCTGGTGCAGACGGTGACTGAGGTGCTCGGCACTGCGCGTGCCTGGATGGAGGCCAATCCCCAGCTGGCTGCGAGCATTGCCAAAGGAGCCGCGGCGGTAGCCGTCCTGGTTGCCGGCATGGGTGCACTCACCGTGGCGATGGCGAGCCTTCTGGGGCCATTTGCGCTGGCCAGGTATGGCATGGCCATGTTCGCGGTAAAAGGGGGCGCAGTGCTGCCCGTTGTAGGCCGACTTATCGGCATCCTGTCCGGCGGCCTGCTCACTGCGATTCGCGGCGTTTCCATTGCCCTTTGGGGCTTGGCAGCAAATCCAGTTGCCCTGGCGATCGCCGCAACCGTCGCCGCCCTGGCCGGTGCGGCCTACCTGCTGTACCAGAACTGGGACCAGGTGAAGGCCTACTTTGCTGGCGCCTGGGCGGAGATCAAGGCGGGCTTCAGCGGCGGCATCAGCGGCATCCTCACCGTGCTGGCCAACTTCAGCCCCATCGGCCTGATCTACCAAGCCTTCGCCGGGGTGTTGAGCTATCTGGGCGTTGATCTGCCTTCACGCTTTACCGAGTTCGGCGGCATGCTCGTCAACGGCCTGGTCAATGGGCTGACAGCCGGTCTCGGCGCGGTCAAGGACACCATCAGCAGCCTCGGCGAGTCGACCATCGGTTGGTTCAAGGAAAAACTAGGCATTCACAGTCCCTCGCGTGTGTTTGCGGAGCTGGGCGGCTATACGACTGAGGGCCTTGCTCAAGGGCTCACCAACGGTGCCAAGCAGCCGTTAACCGCCGTCGCGAAGATGGGCCAAGACCTCACCCAGGCGGGTACCTTCAGCTTAAAGGCTGCTGCACCTGTGCTCGAAGCCGATGCCCCAGCAGCGCCAAAGCCGCCCATTGCTTTGCAGGCCACCCAAAATCTTTCCCAGCAGCGCGCTGCCTTGCCGGTCATCCCTGAAGCTGTCCGGCCACGCTTTACCCAGCCGGCGATACCCGAGGCTGCTCGGCCGCGCATTGCCCAGTTGGTCGTACCCGAAGCCACCCGGCCACGCGCTGTACCCCCAGCGGTGCAGGAAGCCGCTCGACCACTTGCTGCTCTACCGGTCATTCCTGAGTCACCCCGGCCAGCTGCCATACCGCCAGTCCCCCTTGATCCAAGCGCAGAGGGCAATGCTCCGCTTGCTCTGCAGCTGGCTGCATTGGGTAAGTCGCTGATCGGTGCGATCGCGGGTATCAGCCTGCAGCTGGCTCCACAGGCAAGCGCGGCCAATACACTTCCGCTCCCGCAGCGGCCGGTGGCTATGCCAGCAACCAACCAGCTGGTACCAGAGGCGCCGGTCGCCCTGACAGTGGATAGCCGGCCACCAATTGCCGCCGCTGCCCCCACCAGCTACGACAGCCACGATGTCTACCACATCAACATCCCGGCCAGCCCCGGCATGGATCCGCAAGCCATTGCACGGGCTGTCAGTGCTGAACTGGATCGGCGCGATCGGGAGAAACTCGCCCGCCAGCGCAGCCGCCTGACCGACTTGGAGTAGAAGCCTCATGATGCTCGCCTTGGGCATGTTCGTATTCAGCCTGCACACGCTGGCCCACCAGCAGCTGCAGCGCCAAACAGAGTGGCGGCATGCCACGAATGCTCGTATTGGCGCCCACCCCGGTAGCCAGTTCCTCGGCCGCGGCGAGGATGAGATCACCTTGCCGGGGACACTGCTGCCCGAGCTGGCCGGCTCACTGGTGAGCCTGGACGAGATTCGCGGCATGGCGAATACCGGTAAGTCCTGGGCATTGGTGGAAGGTACCGGGCGGGTTTACGGCCTGTATGTCATTACGAGCATCAGCGAAACACGCACCCTTTTCTTTCAAGACGGAACCGCGCGGCGCATCGAGTTCAGCCTTTCCCTGAAACGGGTAGATGAAGGACGTGTCGACCTGATGGGAGCGACTGTATCGGCGACATCCAACATCTTGAGGGCGCTCGTGTGAACCAGGACAACCTTGTCGCCTATATCAGGGACACCAGCGATGGCCTGCGCCGCGATGGAACCAACTCAGTTCCGGCCTTTCGCCTCACGGTAAACGGCACGGACATCGCCAAGGTCGTCAATCCGAGGCTGATGTCCATACAGCTAACCGACAACCGAGGGTTGGAGGCCGACCAGCTGAGCATCACCCTCAGCGATCACGACGGCATGCTAGAGATTCCGCCACGCGGTGCCATCATCAAACTTTGGCTCGGCTGGAGTGACACCGGCCTGGTCAATAAAGGCTCATACACCGTCGACGAGACGGAGCACAGTGGCGCTCCCGACGTGCTCAGCATCCGCGCCCGGTCGGCAGATCTGCGCGGTTCGCTCAAGAACAAGCGCGAGCGCAGCTGGAGCGCGGCCACGCTGGGCAAAGTGCTGACTGACATTGCCGGCGCCAACGAACTCACGACCAAAATTGCATCGGCCTTAGCTGAGCGAGCCATTAAGCACCTGGACCAGGCCAACGAATCGGATGCAAACATGCTCACCCGCCTGGCCGAGCTGCATGATGCTGTCATTACCGTGAAGGCCGGCTGCCTGATCTGTATGCCAGCTGGCGGCGGAAAGACGCCTGGCGGCATCGCGTTACCACATATCACCCTGACCAGGGCTGACGGTGACGGCCACCGTTTCCTGCAGGCCGACCGCGACAGCTATGACGCAGTGAAGGCTTATTACTACGACATCGGCAGCACCAAGAAACAGGAAGCCATTGCCGGCGGAGGCGACAAGGTCAAGGACCTGCGGCACACCTACAGCGATCGCGACTCCGCGCTACGTGCCGCACGTTCGGAGCTGAACCGTCTGCAGCGCGGTAGTGCCACGTTGAGCTACAACCTGGCGAAAGGCCGAGCAGATTTGATCCCAGAGCTGACCTACAGCCTGCGAGGAATTAAAGGCGAGATCGATGCCATTGTCTGGTACGGCGGCAACGTGCAGCACAGCCTCACGGCCGATGGTGGCTTCACCACCAGCTTGGAGCTGGAGAGCAAATTGCCAGAGGACTCTGTCGATGGGCTGTACGACGAGCCCAAAGATGGCGCCTACACCGGGGTGGTGGCGTTCTACAGGGACAAGGCAACAGGAAAAGAAACCTCTGTCGTGGCTGGCGACTCGACGAAGCCGAAGCGCATAAAGCGGGTGTACGACAACAAAGAGGCCGCACAAAAGGCAGCTGATCGCGAGTGGAAGAAACTGCAGCAAGCCAAAGCACAATGAAAAAGCCCCGGTTCTAAGGCCGGGGCTGTCCATGCTCTATGAGTGGTCCTGCACTTCGAAGGCTTCAAGAATCATCGTGATTTGCCGGCGCTGGGCGTCACTCCTGCGACAGAACAGCCACACCACACGAATAAGGTCCTTCAAACTTGGGCACTTGCGATCCAGCATAGAAACTCCATTTCAAGCGCTCGGCACCACCATGGCACCGTACTAAACGCTCGGGAGTCACCTATTTTCTGCATGCTGCCGCGTGCCACCAGCCCACTTGATATCAAAGTGGCATTATTTTTCTGTAACAAACTTCTTGACGAAGTCAGCACGTGACTGCTTGTTGTCGTGGGACTGAATGAAGCTCTCACGCCAGCTAGAAGGGTTGGCGGCCAGCTCGGCCAGGCTGATGCCGTAGTACTGCTCGACCTGAGCCCTTGTCACGTCCAAGGTCTGCACCATGTGTTCCCTCGGAATGGTGACCACGAGCCGCTCAAGCTTGGGTACATCGCGGAAGACCCGAACAGAGTCGATCGCGAAGACCTTGTTCGCTTTGTCGCCACTTTCGTAAAACGATGGACTGCGCTCCGGAACCTTGAGCGAAACCTTCCCTGTTGACCCCGTTTCGCTTACCGAATCGATCGACGAAAAAGCCCGCTCGGCTTTATCGCTGAACTCACTAGCAAACGCATTCCCTATCGACAGCGCAACCAGCAGCGCACCAGCGCCGCGCACTACAGCACGTCCGAAACCATTCATTCCTTGGATTCCATACCGTCGCAGCCGCCGGACCGCGAACGCCTGAAGAGCGAGGGCCGGCGCCCGCCGATCCTGCTCAATTACTTGTTGAAAGTCGCCAGCGCCTCGCTGACCGAGTTGATGGTGTTGCGTCCTTCGGCAGACATGAGGCGGTACCGCTCGATCAACTGCGCCTCTTCAGCGGATAGGGCGCCCGGCGCTTGCGGCTTGCGTTCACCAGTGACGACATAGAGGACGTCCACCCCTTTCCCGGCCACCGCTGCCAGGTAGCCCGCGTCCGGGCTTCTTTCACCCTTCTCATAGTTGATCTGCGTGGTTTTTCCCACGCCGCCAACCCCTGCCAGGTCCGTCTGACTAAAGCCGAGACGCGACCTTTCTTCCTTCAGCCGATCGCCGATGGCCATTTTTTTAAACCTTAGGCATTGACTGGTCCAATTTATTGAACCATCATCACCGCTACATGAACACGTTTGAACACAGATGAACACTATGCCCGCCCCCCTAACGCTGGATCAAGCACGCGAAAAGCTCGATCGAGCCGGCATCTCCATCGCCGAGTTCAGTCGCACGCACAACCTAAACAAAAACCTCGTCAGTGATCTGCTCAACGGTCGCAAGAAAGGCCGGTATGGCGAAGCTCACCGGGCCGCTGTTCTGCTCGGTATCAAACTCGGCGACATCGAAAAGTAGCCACCCTGGCCCAAGGAAGAAACCAGAACATGAAGACCCCCGTTCTAGAAACCCTGCGCCAGGTTGTTAGCGCTGTTGTATGCGCTTACCCAGGCGGTCGCGAGGGCGCAGCAGCGCGCCTTGGCTTTGGACTGAAACAGTTCGACAACCGCGTGTACGAAAACGCGGGAAGCCGTCCGCTGAGCTATGACCAGATTCAACTGCTCGAGCAGGATGCCAAAACTACCCACCTGCCCGAGTTCATCGCTCGCCTCTACGGCGGCATGTTCGTGCCGCTGACCAAAACTGAAGAGTTGGACAACGTCGAGCTGTACCAGCGTTCTTTGAAGAGCGACGCGAAACTGGGGCTTATCGATCAGTTGATCCACGCGGCGATCGATGACGGCGTCATCGACCCGACCGAGGCGATGAGGATCATCCAAGCGCTCACCTGCTACATGGCTGCGCGTACTGCCGAGGTGGCAGCGACCATCCAGCTTTACAGCCCAAGCAACGTAAGGGGGCGGAAGTGAGCAGCGCTTACAAGCTGGTTTGCCCCCATTGCAGCAGCAAGATGCGAATCCGCACCAGCGAGGGAACCCATATTTTCCTCCGCATTGCCTATCTGCAATGCGTGAACGAGGCCTGTGGCTGGTCGGTGCGTGCCCAGTTCGAAATGACCCATGAAATGAGCCCGAGCGGCATGCCGAACCCTTCTGTTCGCCTGCCCGTAGCCCCTGTCGCTCTCCGGCGTCAAGCCATGAAATCTGCTGCAACTGATGATCAACCCGACCTGCTGGACCAGTTGGACATGGAGGAAGCACTCGCATGAACGCCGTTGCCCTGACCACCAACCACGAAACCGACTACCGGGCCGCTATGCAGCAGGCCGCAGTGGCTTACCTGTTTCGGCGCGAAGGCCTGCACCTGTCAGGCGACCACCAGGTACTGCAGAGCTGCAGCCAATACCTGTCGCACTCACTGGAAGTGCCGACGCACCTGGTGCAGCGGATAGCCGAGCTGGCCGTCGCTGAATTCGAAAGCAAGACCACCAAGCGCCTGCAGATGATCGGCGTCTGTGCATCGAGCGGGATATTCAGGCCGAGCCTGATCTTGTTGGACACGGTTACACAGCACCGATACCAGGTGCCGGCACGCTATCTACCGCGCCGCATGCTGCACAACCACAACGCCTGAAACACCCCGAATAAACCCCTTCCCGATGCCCCGTACCGCGTGGGTAAGGGGAAACTGCATCCTACTGGTGGCCGAAATGAGCAACATCACCATCCAACTCACCCTGGACGAGCAGCAGGCTAAGCAATACCTGCAGTGGCTTGCCGGCCAGTACACCCATGCCATGTCGGAGGTCTGGTACTCCGATCGGTACCGCAACGTCCCGAGCGGTAAACGCGGCCGCAAAGTGCTGGAGGACCTGCCCCACCTGCGCGGCATCAGCCGCACTCACAAGGCCCTGGAAGCACAGTTGAATGCTGCAGCGACGGAGCGTGCGCGGTGATTCGACAGCCAATGGAACATCAGTTGCGCGCCGATGTGCTGCAGCGCCTTGAGAGCGACTACGGCCTGCAACACATGGCCGGTACCGAGTACATGCGTAAGGGCACCTGCCCTCAGTGCAACCAACGCCGGCTGTTCTCGCGTCACGACAACCCCTGGTTCATCAGGTGCGGCCGCGAGGAAAAGTGCCGATACATGGCGCCGGTCAAGGAAATCTACCCTGACCTGTTCGACGACTGGAGCAAGCGCGCCCCAGCAACCGACAAGGCTCCAGCGGCCAGCGCCATGGCGTACCTGTCATTTGCCCGAGGCTTCAATACTGGCCTGATCCACGGCTGGTACACCCAAGAAAACTACTTCGATCGCGACCTGGGCATCGGATCGGCAACGGTGCGCTTTCCGCTCGATCACGGCGGCTACTGGGAGCGCCTCATCGACCAGCCGGCACGCTTCGGCAAGAAGAAGGCGCGTTTCCAGCCAGGCCAGAGCTACAAGGGCTACTGGTGGTGCCCGCCATGCCTCGACCTTCAGGAGGTCAAGGAGCTGTGGATCGTTGAGGGCATCTTCGACGCCATTGCTTTGCTGCATAACGGCATCGCCGCCGTGGCCGCGCTGTCTTCCAACGCCTACCCGGAAGAATCACTCAAGGCGCTGATCACCACTTGCGAAGGTAAGACGCCCAAGCTGATCTGGGCGCTCGACAACGAACCAGGTGCGCACAAGTACACCAAGGCCTGGGTCAAGCAGGCCCGCGCCCTCGGCTTCACCTGCGAGGCAGCCCAGATCCCACAGCCAGACGCCCGCAAGGTGGACTGGAACGATCTGCATCAGCGCTGGGCATTCATGGATGACGACGAGGCACGGGCCGAGCGCATCAAGAACGAGCTGGACGAGGCGAAGCACCACGGCGCGCTACTCATCGCGGAGAGCGCGGTGGAAAAGGCGCTGCTGATGTACCAGTGGCGAGAGCGCGAGGAATTCCACTTTGGCTTCGACTCCCGCCTCTACTGGTGGCGCCTCGACATTTCCAAGTTCAACAGCGCCATGCAGGCCCTGGACTCAAGCGAGAGCCAGGAAGACCAGCAACTGAACGACAAAGCTCGGCGCGCCAAGGCGCTGCGCATGTCCGGCTGCGTAGTCGAAATCGCGAACTGCTACCCCAAGGCCCTGTATTACCAGCGAAACGAGATCACCGACGAGTCCTGGTACTTCTTCCGCGTCGACTTCCCACACGACGGCGCCGCTGTGAAGAACACCTTCACCGGTAGCCAGGTGGCCACCGCGAGCGAATTCAAGAAAAGACTTCTCGGCATGGGTGCCGGAGCCGTGTTCACCGGCAGTGGACAGCAGTTGGACAAGATCATGAAAGACCAGCTTTTCGGTATCAAAACCGTTCAGACCATCGACTACCTCGGCTACAGCCGCGAGTACGGCTGTTATGTGTTCAATGATGTGGCCGTCCGTGATGGCCAGATCGTCGGCGTCAACGAGGAGGAGTTCTTCGAGATGGGCAAGCTCAAGCTCAAGAGCTTGCAGAAGGGCGTGAAAATGGCCCTGCAGCGCGACGACAAACGCTATAGCCCGGAATGGCTGGACCTGCTGTGGACTTGCTTCGGAGCCCAGGGCATCGTCGCCCTGAACTTCTGGTTTGGCTCACTCTTTGCCGAGCAGATCCGGCACAAGTACCAGTCGTTCCCGTTCCTGGAGGCAACTGGCGAGGCCGGCGCCGGCAAGACCACTCTGCTCACCTTGCTGTGGAAGCTGTTCGGCCGCGAAGGGTACGAAGGCTTCGACCCGGCCAAGTCCACCAAAGCGGGCCGCAGCCGCCTGATGGGCCAGGTATCCGGGATGCCGGTGGTGCTGCTCGAATCCGACCGCAGCGGCGACGACAAGAGCCACGCCAAAACCTTTGAGTGGGACGAACTCAAGGACTACTTCGGCGGCGGCACGCTGGCAACCAAGGGCGTGAAGACCGCCGGCAACGAAACCTATGAACCGCCGTTCCGCGGGACGATCGCGATCAGCCAGAACGCCCCCGTAGTGGCGTCCGAAGCGATCATGACCCGGATCGTGAAGCTGCACTTCGTGCGCCCACAGGTGACGGTTGAGAGCCGCGCAGCCGCCGATCGGCTGAACAGCCTGGACGGCGCCTTGCTGAGCAACTTCCTGCTGCGCGCTGTGCGCAAGGAGGCTGAGGTCCTGGAGCTGTTCGCCCAGCGCCTGCCGGTGTACGAAGCCAAGCTCCGCGCCTTGCACTCGCACTGCTTCGTCTGCCAGACCCCGTTCCAGGGCGAGGAAAACCACTGCCACCACTGCGGCAACAAGCTTAGCGGCTACATCCGCGTGGAGCGGATCATCTACAACCACGCGCAAATGATGGCCTTGCTCGACTGCCTGAGCCTGGTGCTACCACTCAGCGATGACCAAGTGAGCCACACCCGCGCCCAGCTCGTACGGATGGCGATCGAGCGCCAGGTCTCGATCAGCTCGGACCACCCAGTCGTAGCGGAATTCTGGGAGGTCTATGAGTACCTGCAGGGCCTCGACGCCGATGGTCCGGTGGTGAACCACAGCAAGAAAGACCACGTGATCGCCATCAACCTCAACGACTTCGTCAAATGCGCCGCCGAGCACCGCCAGAAGCTGGCCGACATCAACGAGCTGCGCGATCGGCTCAAGGACTCCCGCTCCCACAAGCTCATCGAGGTCAACAAGGCCGTTGATAGCGCCGTGCGTTCCCACCAGGCCAAGAGCAGCAACTACACGATCACCAAACAACCCATCGTCAAGTGCTGGATCTTCCAGGCCTGAACAAGGAGCCACCATGCTGATTCACGTTTTGATGGGCAATGCCGGCGGCAGCGGACAAAGCCAGCTGCAGCAGGAGCGGGACCGCTTGGCCCAGGCCGGCAAGGACCACTCCGTCGTCAACGCAGGCGCCTATGCCGGCGACGGCCTCCTCTCGATCCTGGAAGTGCGGTTCCACGCCGGGCAGCGGGAGATCCTGGTCGACGACTGCACCAGGGCGCAGATCCTGGAGGTGCTGGCCTGGCAGAGCTGTGTGGAAGACGACGACAGGTTCGACGACCTGGTCATCCACCTAGCCCGCCGTAACTGAATTCGAAGTGGTGCCAAGGAGTTGCAGCTCCCCGGCACCAACCAACCCAAGGAGAGACAACATGCAAGCAGAAACCCCCGAAGTCAGCACGCCGAAGGCTAACACAGTGCGCTATGACACCCTGGTAATCCGTGGTGCGTCTGGCAAGAGCATCCCGCGGGAAGTGGATGGCGGTGAGGTTGTCGCTTGGAGTCAAGGCCACGGCCTTGCGGCCATGGATGCACTGGAGGATTTCGTAGACGACCTGGCAGACGGCAGCTATCACGGGCTGGCGAAGGGCGCTGCCGATGCGCTCAACCTCATGCGCCGGCGTAGAGCAACCGGCTGGGATGCCGAGGTTATTGCAGACGAACCACCTGCAGACTGGCAGTCGGCTGTTTCCCGCGCCGAAGCGATGGCTCGCGAGGTGTTCGGCAAGGAAGACGATAACGCCATGCAAGCCATTGATTACATGGCCGGGCTGCTTCTGGCGTTTGAGCCGGCCCTCCCTTCTGCACAGGGGGATGCCGAATGACCATGCAGACACGCCCCCGGCTGGCCAGCCAATTCACCGCACAGCGCAGCAGCTGAGGGAGCACAAACATGACCAAAGTTCAGTGGCGAGTTCTTCCAACTCAGGCAAACCAGGACATGGAGCAGGCCGGAGCCGACGCCGCCCGCGAGTACCTGGAGCGCAACGGGCATAACAATCTGTGGGTGATTTACGAAGCGATGACGGCAGCTGCGCCGAAACCACCGGCCAGCGCCGAACCGGTTGTCGTCGCGTTGGTTGCCGAGGACAGGTACCAGGAGACCGACGTTATTCAGTGCGACGGTATTCACTCGCTGCCTGTGGGCACTGAGCTGATCGACCGTGCTGCATACGACTTGTGCAGGGCTGAGGTGCTGCAGCTGGTGGCCGCACTGGATCTGGTCGGCCAGGGCCTGTCGATCGCAGACGGGGCCAAGAACGTTGACGCCATGCGCCAAGAAATCCATGAGCTGCAGGAGCGAGATCTCGACCAGTTGGCGTTACTTGTTGAGTCGAAGGACCTTCTCCAACGCCTGGCGGCGGAGGAAAAACTTCGAGGATCAACTTCATCCGCTGCTGAGCTTGAATCTCTTGCCAGAGAGATCGGAGTCCATTCGATTGAACCGATCACCGATGGAACACGCCCCCTTTCACGTCTCACCCTACAGCGTGACTTGGCAAAGCTGGCCGCTGAGCTGACTAAAGCCAGATGCCTGCTGCACACCGCCAGCGTTCATCTCTCGCGATGGGTGGACATGGATGATGTACCCCGCCAACAGATCATTGAATTCCTAGAGGACATCGACACGCCGGTTGAGCGCGATGAGCGGGCAGCGTTCGAGAGGTATTACGTTGACTGGTTCAATCATAAGTACACCCCCTCGGAGCCCCTGACCATCGAATCAATGTTGGCTGCAAGGCGCGGCGACAACTACGGAAATGGGTCGCTCGGGAGGAACGGCAAGTGGGAAGGCTGGCAAGCCCGAGCCGCTCTGGAGCGCCAACAATGACGCATATCTGTTACCGCCGAGATCCAAACGTGAATACCGTCAACGACCTGGTTACAGACGAGCAGATGCAAGCCTGTTTCCAGGGCACAAACTTTGGACACACCGACTACCGGGGCTTGCTCGCCCAGGGCTGCATCAAAGCATTGGCTGGCTGGCACCAAGGCCACACCATTACCTGCATTCTCGAAGCCCTGCGCTTGATCAGCTGGAACAGGCAGGCCGATAAGATCAAGGTCACCGCCAAAGGCCGCCACTACATTTGGCTCGCCTTCAAATGCCGGCCAAACACATGACGTAACTGCCCTAGAAAATTTGCTCACAACTTCTAACAACTACCCCGCCGGCGCTCAAGCACAATGCCGGCGGGCACATCTGCGAGACACAGCATGGGGACCACCACCAGCGACGTTCTGAGCTTCGAGGATCTTCAGCGAATCACTGGCTACCAACGCCGATCCGACGTTGAGCGAACCTTGATCCAGCAGGGTATACGCATGTTTCGAGGAAAGTCCGGGCCCTGGACTACCATTGACCTTATCAACCGTGCCGGCGGCGTAAGCCCTGGCCACCCGGAGCGATACGACGCCGACATCCTATGAAGAAGGCCCGCAAGCGGAAGCACAATCCGCACATTCCAAACCACATCGATCAAGCCGCGCTTCCCGCGGCTATCTACTTTGACCACCGTGGCTCCGGGATCTGGTACACCTCTCACCGTGACGAAAACGGCAAGCAGTGCCGGCGAAACGTGGCGCCGGCAGACGCCACCTTGGCCGAGCTGCATCAGATCATGGACGAGTTCGGCAACACCGATCGCGAAACGCTGCGCTACCTGTGCCAGCAATTCCACGAAAGCCCCAAGTTCAAAGATGAGCTCTCTCCGCGTACCAAGGAAGACTATGTCTATTGCCGCGATGTCCTGGTGAACCAGGACACGAGGATGGGCAAGCCGCTGGGCGATCTAGCGGTGCGTCGCTTCTCCCCCGCCCTGGTACAGCGGCTAGTAGACAAAATCGCCGCCGAGGGCACTCCTTCGAAAGCTGCCCATGTTCTGCGCTACCTGCGCCGCGTCCTGCAGTGGGGGAGGAACCGTGGCTACGTGGACAGCAATCCTGCCCAGGGAGTCGAGGCGCCGGCTGAACGCAAGCAGCGTCGCCTGCCATCCGTGGCGGTGATGGAAGAGATGATAGATCGGGCCAAGGCGCTCGGCCGACTGCACCGCAACGAGCCAGGCAGCTGCCCTGCATATCTGAGCATCGCGATGGAGCTGGCTTACTTGTGTCGGCTCCGCGGCATCGAGGTCGTCACCCTGACCGACGCGAACGAGCTGGAGGAAGGTGTCCAAACCAACCGCCGCAAGGGCAGCCGGGACAACATTGTCCGCTGGACACCTCGCCTGCGTGCGGTATGGGACGAGGCCAAGGCCTACCGCCTGAAAATATGGACCGCCCGCAGCTTCCCCACCCCCCTGCAGCCTGAGCGCCGGCCGCTGATAGTTGGCAGCCAGGGCATGGCTCTGAGCAAGTCCGGCCTGGACACCGCCTGGCAACGCTTTATGACGAAGGCCGTTGACGCTGGCGTGCTCCTGGAAGAGGAGCGTTATGGCCTGCACGATCTCAAACGTCGGGGCATCACCGATACGCCAGGCACTCGGGCGGAGAAGCAGGAGGCCAGCGGCCATCGCGACGAAGCCATGCTCGACATCTACGACCTCAGCCTGCCGCTTGTAGACCCATCCGATACACCCAAACGCCATTAGCGCAAGATCGTAGCCGGGATTCAAGTCCATACAGCGCTATGCTATGAGCAACAATCCGGTCTATATTCTTTGCCATCAATACACCATCACCAGGATAAGACTATGGGTGAAGCTAAGTATCGGAAAGCGAATGACCCGGGTTACGGCAAACCAAAAAAGCCGTCCACCGTCAGGGGACTGATTCTATCTACACCGATTATCATCGATGGCCAGAGCATTCGCACGGGTGGCGGTTTGTGCGAACAAGATCTTCGCTTTGCCTTAACTTATTGGGATCGACTGGCACTGCCAGATAATAATGTCGTGAGCATGATGCCCGATCCAGAGACTGTCGGATACCTCGAGGCTTGCGGCATTCTTAGTCGGCCGTTCATCAGGTATGGCGGCACGATGAGTGGTAGCGACGCTGTATATGATGCCCCCATGCATGCTCTTACTATGTATGAGCGGGAAGAGGAGGGAGCATGGTCGATCCATGAGGGTGTAAACTCTGTAAAGAGAGTAGGTGTAGAGCAGGAGCAGCGTGGGACGCTGATTCAGCTTATGAGTGCAATTCCGGTCCCCGGGAAAGACGTCCCCTTCCAAGAGATATTGGAGTTCAAAGCAAAAAGAAGAGACGAGCTTTTGCATTTCCGGGAGCACTTTGAAGCCTTGGCTAACAGAATCAGTTCGGGCCATCTAAGTGAAGGCGAGTTAGAGCAGACTATGCGAGAAATTGACAATAGTTGTGCCGACCTTCTGAAAGTCACACGCGAGTGGCAGTATCCCGTGAAGCTGGCAGACACAAAAGCTTTTTTGAACTTTGATTTAGGGAAAGCAGTGACCTCCGCCGGTGAAACATATGGCGCTTGTCTAAAAGGGTTCGGCTTATCCCAAACGGCGTCGGTGCTCGCAGCTATTGGAGCAGCCGTCAATAGTCAAATCAAACTTGAGCCAGCACCGTCATTTCAGCGGATCACTAGACCACGCTCCCCCTACAAATATGCCTATCTAGTTCAACGCGATTTACGCTGA